GATGGGCTTAATAATTTTATTCGTTTTTATCTTGTCAACGAAACAATGAACGCCAACGGAGATATGTTTGGTGGCGCTCTGGGAATGATTAGATTTCTAAAACATCTCACCAGAACATTCCGACCAAGCAAACTTGTGGTTGTCTGGGAACAGGGCGGGGCTTCTGCAAGAAGGAAGAAACTCTTTCCAGAGTACAAAGCCAACCGAGCCAAACAAAAAGATTTTAACGGTCTCTACAAATCAGACAGAGATGCTTTAATGGACGACTCGGAAAACAAAGCAAGACAGCTTTTGTTTCTAACCAGAGCTCTAAGCGCTCTACCAATCATGCAGATTTACATTCCTGACTGTGAGGGTGATGACGTGGTGGCCTACTTGATAAAAAGGAAGTTTTCGCAGGAACCGGGAATCAAAGTCGTGGTGTCATCCGACAAAGACTTTTACCAGTTGCTTGAAGATGAAAATGTCAGAGTGTTCCATCCAGCCAAAAAAACTCTACTTTGCGGGAAAGATGTTTTGGATGATCCTGAGTTTGGTATTGCGCCAAGAAACTTCACAATCGCTAGAGCGATCATAGGAGATTCATCTGACAACATTCCCGGTGTGGACGGGTTGGGATTTAAAACAGTAGCCAAACGTTTTTCTTTTTTGTCCGATAACACACAAGATTATGATCTTGACCAACTCTTCCAACAAGCAAAACTTTTGAAAGAGAGTGCCAAGAAGCCGCCGAAATGCTATGAAGATTTGTTGATGAACGAAGATGTCGTGAGAAGAAACTACGAGTTGATGTTCCTTGACACCAATTGTTTTTCAGCTTCACAGATTGAGAAAATCAACTACAGGGTGGACGATTTTAAACCAGCCGTCAATCACCTTGATTTCTTGAAAGCCTTCTCAGCTTTTGACCTTCCAATAACTCAAGATTTGTATTCCATACCACAAGATTTTCGTTTTATGACGACGAATTCTTTGTAATCAGAAAACAATCTCAGCCGCATTCTTATCTTGACCTGCTCCTCTCCTATAAAACACAAACCTCTCTTGATACAACAGAAAGCAATTATGACTCAAAACGACACCAACAACACGTTCAAAAACCTCGGTAGATCCTTTCAAGAAAAAGTAATGCAAGCACTCCTTGTAGACAGAGCTTGGGCCGCAAGCTTCGTGGAAGTGTTTGAAGGACAGATAGATGACTGCCTTGAATACGCAGATCTCAAACTTGTTGCACGCAAGTATATTGGCCACTATGACAAATACAAAGAGTTTCCTTCTTTGGAGCTTTTGATCTCAATCATCAAAGAAGAGCTCAAGGTTTCCACTGATGCTATGCTCAGAGAAAGAATGATAGGGTTTCTTAAACGTGTTGCTGGCAACAAAGAGTTGGGAGACTTGGGATGGGTGAAAGAGAAAGCATTCGTTTTTTGTCGTCAACAGCAAGTCAAGAAAGCTTTGATTGAGTCCGCTGAATTGAGTGAAAACGAAGAAAACTATGATGCAATGGTGGAAAAGCTCAAAAAAGCCATCAGTGCAGGTACAGCAATATCAGATGGTCTTGATTACAACGAAGAAATAGATGCTCGTTATTCAGAGACATATCGTCGTTGTGTTCCCACGGGAATTAGTCAGTTGGATTCAAGACAAATTTTGAATGGTGGTCTTGGAGGAGGAGAAATTGGAATTGTGGTCGCGCCAACAGGTGTTGGTAAATCACACATGCTTGTTCATTTTGGTTCACAAGCACTTCTTCAAGGCAAAAACGTTCTTCACTATACTCTTGAACTTAATGAGAGAATTACAGGAATCAGGTACGACTCTCACTTGACAGGAATCAATAGTACAGACTGTTTTGAACACAAAGAAGAAATACGAGAATTCTTCCAAGCCAACATGGCGAAGCTTGGAAAGCTGAGAATCAAACACTTGCCACCAAAGACAACTACAGCAAATACTTTGAGATCTCACATGGACAAACTCCGTTTGAGGAATTTCTCTCCCGATCTCATTTGCGTAGATTATGCTGGAATCATGCGCTCTACATCAAAGTACGAACTTATGCGTCTTGAGTTGAAAGAGGTCATTCAAGAGCTTAGAGATTTGGCAGAAGAGCTTGATATTCCATTGTGGACCGCTTTACAAAGCAACAAAGCAGGCTCAGATGCAGAAATTGTAGATTTGACCAACATGGCCGAAAGCTATGCACAAGCGCATGTTGCAGACGTTGTGTTTGGTCTTGGAAGAAAACCAGCGGAGAAATCCACTGGTCTTGGAAGTTTGTTTGTGGCTAAAAACCGCGCGGGCATGGATGGTATCACGTACAGGATACACCTTGATACCGCTCGTTCCACAATTCGTATCTTGTCTGACGAAGAAGCAAGAGATGCGGCCGAGCAGGTACAAGAAGCGATTCAAGCCGCCGAAGAAGACAACACCAAAGCAGCAGCCAGAAACTTCCAGAAAATCATGCAACAAAACAAAGGTATTTTCAGAAGAGTTTCTTGATTAGTTAAAAGGAAAATGATAGCAACATGACGATTGAGTATTCGCACGAAGAGGCAACAAAAAAATCCCTTGAATATTTTCAAGGAGATGAGTTGGCAGGATCGGTGTTTGTTGGAAAATATGCTTTGCGAAACAAGCAAAATACGTTGCTTGAATCCAACCCAGATCAGATGCATTGGCGTCTTGCCAATGAATTTGCTAGAATAGAAAACAAATATCCCAACCCATTGTCTGCAAATGAAATTTATGTGTATCTGAAGAACTTCTCCAAGATTATTCCTCAAGGTTCTCCAATGGCAGGGATTGGCAATCCTTACCAATACCTCTCTTTGAGCAACTGTTTCGTGGCAGGAACAGAAGTGTTCACCACCAATCGTGGCTCAGTTCCAGTAGAAGAGATACGAGTTGGCGATTACACGGTTACTCACAAGGGTAACGTGAAACGTGTTGTCCAAACGCACAAAAATGCTCTGAACGGGCGAACAGTATATGATCTAAAGTGCTTCAGAACCCCTGCATTCGGGGTTACTGATAATCACCAGTTCATGTCCATTTCACAGGAACAACTGCGTTGGGGTCAGAAGCCTCAGTTTAATCCTGTGAGCTATTTGAGAGTAGGCGACTACATCCAAATTCCCAACAATATCCAAGCAACACCCAAGCCACTGGCTTTTGATCTTGGTTCTCTGTTTGATGATACGTTTGAATATGGTGACAAATCCTATGATGTTGTGCGTGAACACGACAGTTTTAGATTTGTCACCAATTCCATCAATGGCAGCAAAGTTGTTCACAAACAATGGATACCAAACCTCATTAAAGTTGATGATGATTTTGCTTATTTTATTGGTTTGTGGTATGGTGACGGCTGCGTGTTTGGAGAAAACACTAAAGGTCGTGGTCATCGTAACAGGCTAAGTGATAAAACGTCTTCTTCTGTTCGTGGTATCACATTCACTTTTGGTAGTCACGAAACAAAACTCATTGAGTTTGTCACAAACTATTTGGTATCAACACTCAAGTTGGCACCTGTTGTAAACACGAACATCGTGGACAACACAACGCAAATTGTGGTTCACAGTCCTGCGTTGGGGTATTCGTTTGAGCAACTGTTTGGACGAAGGTTTGACGGAAAGAAACTGCATGATTCAATGTACTCGTGGCCAAAAACACTTGTCAGCAAACTCATGGCAGGTTTGGTAGACAGTGATGGCACCATTACTCAATCAGGTGATGTTAGAGTGGTTTTAACCAATAAAACACTGGTTAAAGGGTTTTATCACCTTGTTCGTTCAAAAGGTATATTGGTTGGGTACAGCGAGGCAGACAAAACAGCACGCCTTGATTTTGGCAGGAATGCTATTTTGCGCAACAGCAGCAACAAAACATACTCCGACAATCGCGTGAGTGACGATCAACTTGGCAATTTCACAACTCAATCGTTGATTATTGATGGCGAAACATTTGTTAAAATTACACACAAACAACCATCGGCAGCAACGCCGGAATGGGTTTACACGATCGGAGTAGAAGATGATCACTCATATGCGATTGAAGGTCTTGTTTCTCTGAACTGTTTCGTACTGCCGGGACCTTTGGACTCGTATGGGGGCATTTGCCTCACAGATCAACAAGAAGTTCAACTGATGAAACGCCGAGGAGGTGTGGGATTTGGTATTTCAAACATCAGACCAAAAAACATGGCCACTTCCAATGCTGCTCAAACCACAGACGGCATTGCTGGTTACATGGAACGCTACAGCAACACATGCCGCGAAGTTGGACAAGGAGGCAGAAGAGGAGCACTCCTCCTTGCCCTCATGGTTGCTCATCCAGAAATATTGACATTCATCAACATCAAACGTGATCGCAAGAAAGTGACAGGGGCTAACATTTCAGTCCAGTTCTCAGATGCGTTCATGCAAGCTGTAGAAGAAAAAGGTGTTTACGAACAGAGATTTCCCGTTGATACTTCTGCTCCTACCATAACTTCAACACTGGTTGAAGCTTCCAAAATTTGGGATTCATTCATTGATGCCGCTTGGGAAAGTGCGGAACCGGGTGCTTTGTTCTGGGATACTGTTACAAGAATGAGTCCCGCTGACATTTATCGTGACTTTGGATTTGGTTCCATTGCAACAAACCCTTGTGGCGAAATTGTGCTTTCTGCATATGACTCTTGCAGACTTTTGCTAGTCAACCTAGCAGGATTCGTTTCCAATCCTTTTGCAGTAAACTGCTCTTTTGATTGGGAAGACTACAAGAAGACTGTTGTGGTTGCCCAACGGCTGATGGATGACGTTGTGGATCTTGAGCTTGAGTGTATTGATCGCATTCTTGCCAAAATTGCTTCTGATCCAGAACCAGAGAACGTCAAACTTGTTGAAACAGAACTCTGGCAATCTGTTCGCAAAGCTTGTGAAACAGGTCGCAGAACAGGAACAGGCATAACAGCACTTGGTGACACCATTGCAATGCTTGGAGTTCGTTATGGCTCAGAAGAGTCGGTTGAACTGACAGAGAAATTTTACAAAGAACTTGCCAAGTCAACATACGAATCAAGCATTGTCATGGCTTCAGAAAGAGGCTCATTCCCAATTTGCGATGTGAAGCTTGAAGCGGGGCATCCGTTCATTGAACGCATTCTGGCTGAATTACCAGAAGACATAAAAACCATGTATTACAAACATGGCAGACGCAACATTGCCAACACCACAACGGCTCCTGCCGGTTCTGTGTCTCTGCTTGCTCAACTTCAACCCGGTAGGTTTCAAACAACTTCCGGCATTGAACCAGCATTTCTTGTTGAGCATACAAGACGCAAGAAAATCAATCAAAACGACACACAAGCTCGCGTTGATTTTGTTGATGAAATGGGCGACAGATGGACAGAGTTCACCATTTACCATCCCGGTTACAAACTTTGGAAAGACGTAACCGGAGGTACAAAAGTTGAAGACAGTCCATATTTCCATGCAACTTCCAACGATGTTGACTGGAGGATGGGTGTTAAAATCCAAGCAGCAGCACAGAAATGGATTTGTCACTCCATTTCCAAAACCTGCAATCTTCCCGCAGATGCAACAAAAGAACTAGTTGCAGAGGTGTACATGGAGGCTTGGAAGGCAGGCTGCAAAGGATTTACAATTTACCGAGATGGTTGCAGAACCGGCGTGTTGGTCACGAAAGAAGAACCAAAACTGAAGATTGAGCAGCACAGTGCCCCCAAGCGACCAGAAGAGTTGCCATGTGAAATTCACCACGCAACCATTCAAGGTGAAAAGTGGACAATCTTCATTGGAATGCTGAATGGTCAGCCATATGAAGTGCTCGGTGGGCTAGCCAAGTACATCTCAATTCCAAAGCGCGTTAAAACAGGTAAAATTGTGAAGTGTAGCGCTGGCAAAAATACCAAAGCGAGATACGACCTTCACTATGACTTTGAACAAGAGGATAGCACAGTTATTCACGACATAGGTTCTGTGTTTGAAAACCCTGTTCACGGGGCTTTCACAAGAACCATTTCTCTTGCTTTGAGACATGGAACACCTGTTCAATTTGTCGTAGAGCAACTACAGAAAGACGATGACAAAGATTCAGATTTGTTCTCGTTCAACAAGGTGATCTCAAGGGTGCTCAAGAAGTACATCGTAGACGGCACCAAACCATCCACCAAAAAATGCTCAGAATGCGGTGGAGAGAACATGGCGTATAAAGACGGTTGTCCCATCTGTTTGGACTGTGGTTATTCCAAATGTGGGTAACGTAATCCACAAACAACAAAACATTTCATACAATCATTTGCATGAAACCCACTGCCTTCCCCTATATCCGCCCAAATACCTCCGTTTATATCAAAGCCAACACAACTCCAGCAATTAAAAAAGACATCATTGGGATGGTCTTGCATGAGAGTGTTGTACCTCAAGAGACAAAAAACGAAGCTTTAAGGTCAAATTCCAGTGCTGCCACTACCGTGGTTCAACAAGTGGTTTATGTAAGATCAGGAGCAACCTTGTTCTGTATAGCTGAACCTGTGTTTCAAGCAAATGTATTGAATGGGAACATCCGTGTATATGGATAGTTAATTCCATGATTTTAAGAGATATTTTGTTTGAAGAATCAATCAACACCACAAAACTATACACCTATTCTTCAAAAGATGCCGATCAACTTGAAATAGATCCTAAAAAATTTGGACACAATCCATACACAAAAAAAGATAAAAATGTATCTGACGTGCCAAGATCTTTTTTCTATCTTAATCCAAAAGAAAAAGAGCCGATGTTTGGCAAATCACATTCATTATACATGGCTGAAGTTGCCTCAGACGGCATTTACAGTCTGATAACAGATCCCTTGAAACTGAAAGACAAATTCAGAAACGAGATCGGTAGGGTGGATCTTGACGAACTCATGAAGTTTGTTTCTGGTTGGAGAATGAAAAGTTCCGGTTGGGAAAAAACCGGAACCCCAATCGCACAAGGACTTTTTTATAACGCAGGTTTTGATGTTGTAATTTGGTTTTCCAAGATCGTTGTAGACAAAGTACCAGAAGACCTTAGAGTTTCTCTGGAAAATGAAAAGTAACGACACGTATGAATGGACAAGTGAGTGTGTTGGTCCCGGTCATCCTGACAAAGTGGCGGATCAAATAAGCGATGGTATTTTGGATGCTTATCTGGCTGTAGATCCTAAAAGCCGCGTGGCCGTTGAAACGCTTGTAAAAGGAAAACTGGTTGTTCTTGCCGGTGAAATCACTTCAAAAGAAACAGTAGATTATGAAGCGGTTGTCAACCAAGTCTATCAAGACCTTGGTTATGACCCATCAGAATTGGTGTTCACAAAAGCGATCACAGAACAGAGTCCCCAAATAGCAGGAGCAGTTGGTGACCAAAACGAAGGTGCTGGCGACCAAGGTATCATGTTTGGTTACGCCACGAACGAAACTCCTGATTACATGCCATTGACACTCAGTCTTGCTCGCAGAGTTGAAAGAGCACCAGAAAGACATAAAAAAGACTCTTTAAGTATTGCCAGTTTTGTGGCTAAACGTTTAAAAACTGACCGTAAAACACAAGTTACCGCCAAATTTGATCAGTTTGATAGACCGTTATCTATCTCTAAAATTGTGTTTTCTTCTCATCACTCCGAAGACATGACTTTGGAAATGCTACAAAGAGGAATAACAGACATTCTTAAAGAAGAGTTGGAAGAAACGGGTTTATTCACAACAGAAACACAACTGTTGATCAATCCTGCTGGTTTATGGACATTTGGTGGTCCAGAAGCCGATGCAGGATTAACAGGAAGAAAAATCGTTGTTGACAACTATGGTGCTGATTGTCCTATTGGTGGAGGATGTTATTGTTTTGCATCTGGGACACAAGTGCGGTTGTCAAACGGAACAACAAAACCCATAGAAAACATGGCTGTTGGTGATGTTGTTTTGACAGTTAATGAAAAGACTGGTTTAACAGAAACTAAAGAAGTCTTTGAGGTGCATCAAAACACAGTAGAAGAATCTGAACAATTGCTTGAACTGGAACTGGAGAATGGTGAGAAAATTCTGGTCACAGACAACCATGAATTCATGACCAAAAGAGGTTGGGTGCGAGCAGGCGATCTCACATGTGAAGATGAATTGATACAAAAAGAAGATCTCTAATCTATCTAACTTGTGAAGATGTTTTCCACAAGTCACAAAACCATTCCTTTGATCGGTTTCAAACACACGCAACCATCACTATTTCAATCAATAGACAAATTGTTGGAGCGTTTTACACCACAGTTGACAGATTCGTTCCGGCTGGTTTCTATTGAACGAGTTGGCAAAAGAACAATTTGTAACTTTGTGTGCAGTGCTTGCAATCAATCATCAACCCATGAGTTGTTTACTCTAAACAACAGCAAACAAATACGTTGTTTTGTTTGTGAGGGCCGACGTGGTTACGAGAAAGTTACCCCCGAACATTTAACTGTGTTGGCATCTACTCGTGGAGCGACATTTGTGCAAATGTATAGAGATAACAAAAGCCAAATAAAGATTGTGTTCTTGTGTGTTTGTGGCACTGAAGTAACAAAACACCACACACATGACTGCACCTTTCGTTGTGCCAAATGTAGCCACAAACCATACAAATCCTGCAACCAATATCAAATATCCGATGTTGACAAATGGTTTGTCGCCAATAACTGCAAACGAATGTCCGACTACATAAATGCCACAACACCCATGAAGTTTCAATGCGGTTGTGGCTTAATGTGGAAAACATCGTACAGGCCAGAAAGAGTGCCAAGATGTCCTGCTTGCGCTACTGAAGCTAAGAAAATCAAAATGTCGGCCAAACGTAAACCTGTCAGTGAAACGGCAATTCGTGACAGCAAACAGGTGAAACACCTGTTGAAATGTTGGAAACAAGAAGTGGCGAAGGCGTTTTGGCACAAATGTTTCATCACAGGGAAAACACGTCACCAAACAGACATCGTAGCTCACCATTTGAATGGTTACAAGTCTCATCCTTCGTCACGTTTTGAAACTGCCAATGGTGTTTTTATTGAAGCTTCCTTACACAAAGAATTTCACCTGCGTTATGACAATTATACTGGCAACTGCACAGCAGAGCAATTCTCTGAATTCTTTTTGGAGAAAACTGGCAAAGATTTTCACGCTTCGCTCAAGGAACTACATGATAAAACTGAAAAGTATCTCTCAGATTCCAAAACAACCCACTTATGATCTGACAATTCAAGACAACCACAACTATTTTGTAGGTGACTCTTGTGTTCTCGTCCACAACTCGGGAAAAGACCCAACCAAAGTTGACAGGAGCGCAGCCTATGCCGCTCGTTATATCGCCAAGAACATTGTTCAAGCAGAATGGTCAGATAAAGCACAGATTCAAATAAGCTACGCGATTGGTAAAGCAGAACCTTGTTCTTTTAGAGTGAAAACCTCTCTCACAGAACACGAAAACAGACTGATAGAACAAGAGGTACTCAAGAGAATTGACTTGAGACCAAGAGCAATCTCAGAAAGATTTGGTCTCAGATCTCCCATCTACCAAGAGACCGCCAAACTTGGTTCATATGGCCACATTCCATATGAAAAGAATGGTTATAAATTCTTTCCTTGGGAAGCTACAGACCTATTCCGATGATCACGAAACCAAACCAGAACATTAAATGTGTGATTAGTATTATTCCAGAATGGACTTTAGCACGATGTCACATCCCCTAGTTGTTCACTGTTGCGTAGATAAAACTTTTGACGTATACGTTGGCAGAAGACACAAGCGATTTCCAAACGAAGATGGTTTCTGGGGAAACCCGATTCCCTTGTTAAAAGAAGAAGACAGAGACAAAGTGCTTGACCAGTACACCAACTGGCTCTACTCTCAACAACACATTCTTGATAGAATTCATGAATTAAAAGGGAAGAAACTTGGTTGTTGGTGGGCGCCGCGTCGTTGTCACGCAGACATTTTAGCCGAACTCGCCAATTCCATCTAGTTAAGTGGACAAGAATGTCCACTTCAGACGACCTATCATCCTTCTCCCCTGTTTTGGTTCATTGGACCAAACAGGGTTCCTCCGGTCAAGACACAATTCTCACTTTGCCAATGTGGAAGAGGTTGGAAAACACCGATTCCTTCAACGCAACAACGCTCAAAAAAGCCTTGGCTTATGGGGGCGAAGCTGTAGGTGATGTTGTTCGTGCCATCAAAGCAGGCGAACATCTCCCCATGCCGGTTGTCCACAAACTTGACAACGGAGTCTATTGGCTTGCCTCGGGCAATGAAGTGTTGCTTGCCTTGAGAGCACTACGCATTGCACCTGTAATCAATTTGCAGATTCCCGAAACCGACGACACAATGGAGTTCACGGATGAATCATTGCAGAATCTAGAGATTCACACGGAAGCTATGGGTCTGTCAACAGGAGGTGCCGGTCTTGCTGCTTCTGGTCAAGTGTCAGGTGGTCCCACAAGTGGTGGAGTGTTGTGGTCAGACAAGGACAAGAAGAAGGATGTGAAGACCGCTTCCCCTGCTCTTCATGAAGCACCATTATCAACTAATGGAACCCAACCAATAGGAGAGAAGAAAAGTGTTCATCTCGTTGGAAAAGATATCTACATACAAACCGACAACAAGTTGGAAACAGATCGTGTTAAATCCATGATCAAAAACAAAGACAAGACCAACCAACCCGGTCTTAGTAAACCAACTCCAATAACAGGAATTTTAACAAAGGAAGCATTATCAATGAAGGCAATACAAAAAGAGTTGGTTGAGGAGAGGAAAGAACTCACAAAACTGGTTGAAGCGAGACTCAACCTTCTTGAATCATCCATTCTCACAGAAGATAAACACGTAAAACTATGTGAAAAAAAACTTGTGAAAGAGATGAGGAGACTCATGGAAGTCATGCTCAAAGAAGAAATTTCCAAGATGGAATTGTCTGAAATCAGTCAGTTGATTGTCGCTGGAACTTCGTTGGTGTCGGGAGATGTTGCAACCGGATCTGCTACCCAAGTTGGAGGCCACAGAATTCCGAAGGTGGCAACCGTTGGCAAACTTGTAAATTTTGATTTAATGAAGAAAGTGTTCTCTGGTTACGTCAAGCTGCGCAAAGAATATTCAGCAAAAATTCAACAGGCGACAACTTCAAGGGCACAAGGAGGAGAATTGCAGCAAATTAACATGGACCCAAACATGTATAAATTTGAAAAATTCCTTGTTACCAATGTCGCAAAGCTTGCCAAATTCTTTACCGCCCTAACAAAAGCCAGCGGTTTGATTAAATCAGGTAAAACACAAACAGAAAAAGCGGCCTCTTTCCGAGAAATGACGAGCATCTTTCAATCTGTAGAAGGATTGGATGCAAGAGAAACAGCGCTTGCGATCATGAGTCTTGACAAAGATTCTCAGACAGGTCTTGCAAGGTTTGCGAATGATACCTTTAGAACAACGAATTTGCAACAGTTGTCTCAAGGTATGAGAGATTCCACAACCGATTATGACCCAAGAGATGAATACGGCCATGCTTCAGAAGGTCCTCAAGCAAATGCTTCTGCTCCAGCCATTAGCATATCTCCTGAAGAACCCGCTGTTGCTAACAAACCAAGCATCTTTCAGAGGGCTAAAAACTGGTTTAGTAGCAGATTTGCTTCAAATCCAACGGAGCCTCCTCCTTTGACAGTGCCTCCACCAAGAGCGGAGAAAAGACCCACAGTCGCCATGACGAATCCACCCACGATTCCTTCTGACGTGAGAACGACTCAAACCTCTTCATCGCCTCCTGTGCTTCCTCCGAATGCTCCTACAATTCCACCAGCAAATCAACGCCGCAGAATAATTCCAGTTCCCGGCATGACAGTTTAATCCCATAAATTCATAATTCACCCACATAAGATGGCTTGGTATGAAACAGTACCAAGCCATGCTTCAATATGTTCTTGATAACGGAGAACTTGTCACAAACGGTAGAACCAAAGAGGGATATTACTCCGTCTTTGGCTATCAGAACAGGTACAACCTGAGAGAAGGATTTCCTGCTCTTACCACGAAGAAGTTGTTCTTTCGTGGCGTTGCCGTTGAGATGTGTTGGTTTCTCAGAGGAGACACCAACATCAAGTATCTTCAAGACAACAACGTGCATATCTGGGATGAATGGAAAGACCAAAATGGCAACATTGGCCCCATGTACGGCAAACAGTTGCGCAATTGGGAACACATTGAATTGGTACAAAGAAAAACAAAACAAACACCTCTTAACCAAAAATTTGTCACTTCTTTTCCGAAAGAGATAGTGGTTGATACTGAAAACAGTACAGAATATGAACTGTTGGGCAAAACCATTGTTGCCTCCACTGGTACTTTCACCGTTGTGAAAGGGTACAGGGTTTCAAGAAATGATGGCACCAATGCAACCAAGGTTGTTTATGATGTTAAATTCCATGAGACAGGATATGTGGTACAACAGTTGCCTGCCGCTACTATTCTAACTGGTTCTGTTAAAGATAGATTTGCACCAACAGCGGTTGGAGTGGGCTGCTTGGGGGAAGGCTATTCTTCAAAAGACAGAGAATTACTATATCAAACTTGGATTGGCATGTTGAAACGTTGCTACGATAAAAACCATATTGGATATACCAATTACGGAGCCCGTGGTGTGTTTGTGGATGATCGTTGGTTGTGCTTTGCCAATTTTGTGAATGATTGTAAACTAATTCCCAACTGGTTGCTTCGGTTGGAATATCCAACCGAATATTCCTTAGACAAGGATTATTATGGGGCCAACTTCTATGGCCCGGATTCAACCATTTGGCTTTCAAAAACAGAACAAAACCTAAATCAACAGGATTCTGTTTGGTTCCGAGCATTGGGGCCAAATGGAGAGCAAATGGAAAGTATTGGCGTTAAAACTTTGTGTTCTGCGTTTGGTTTTAAGCCAATTGGAGTTTATAACACCTTGGCGCAAAAACAAACAACTCATCATGGTTGGAAATTTGAGCGGCTTACAACCAACAATCCCAATATTCTGCCTCGTGTAAGAAAAATAGATCAAATCCAACGAGTGATCGCGGAATTGAAACATGCTCCCCATTCAAGGAGAATTTTAGCTTCTACTTGGAATGTTGGCCAGTTGGACGACATGGCACTGAACCCGTGTCACGGATCTCCTGTGCAGTTCAAGGTTTCTCATGGTGGAACTCGGTTGAACTGTCAACTTTATCAAAGGAGCGCCGACGCCGCGATTGGGGTGCCTTTTAATATCGCTTCCTATGCTCTATTGACTCATATGGTTGCTCAGGTCACTGGTTTGGAAGTAGGGGAATTTGTGCATACTTTTGGCGATTTGCACATATATGAACCGCACATACAGGGGGTTAAAGAACAACTCACAAGAGAACCTTTGCCGCTGCCGAAACTCTGGCTAAATCCAGAGATCAAAAACATCAATGACTTCAAACCAGAAGACATCAAGTTGATTGATTACGTTTCGCATGGCACAATACCGTTCAGTGTAGCTGTCTAACTTTGAATGGGACACCCAAATACATGTCTCATGAAAAAAACAAAGGTAAAAAACCTATAAATACCAAAGTTGTACAGATAGGTACATTGGTGTTTGCCGGTTTGGCAGAGGCTTCAATTGCAACTGGCGAAAAAGCAACAACCATTTGGTACAGAATACATTCCAAAAATTCAAGGTTTGATGAATACCGATACGGCGAAACACCAAATCCAGAAGACATCAAGTTGGTCGGTTATGAGAGCCATCTGGCAATCAAGGGAGACGTGGCAGTTTAATGCAAGAAGACATTTATTTTTGTATGGACTTGACTGAAAATGAACATTCTGTTGTAGAAAGAATGCTTCGTGAGTTTTGTGTAGGGAATGGTCTTGAGTTAGTGTATTATCGGAAAATAAAAAAGGGTCATATTCCTTGCGTTCGTGAGATTAAGGTAAAGTTTAACGGCAAAAGGGGTACTTTTCTCAAATACATGAACGAAGAAATCAAATGGGACTGTGTTAAAAAATGTGTTAATGGCATATTGGTTCCTTGGCAAGAAGCGTGGAGACAAACCAATGACTAAAATCATTGTGTATCATACTTTTTATGGCTGTGACACAGGATGTTGTGGCCATGAAATCAGTATAGATGACCATAGGGTGCATTTTGATTTTGATCATCCAAGTTCCAAAGAAGATGTTGTAAAATGGGCCAAAAATTTATTGGTTGAAGAACTTGGCGAAGAACATCTTAAAGATGTTGATTGGGAAAACTCCTTGATTTGTGACTATGACACTTGTGGAAGATAAAAATGACAATTCAAATTGACGTGGTTCTTGATCTTTCTCGTGGTGATTGTGGCAAAGGGAAGGTATCTCACTACCTTGCGAGTCAAAACACCTACACCCATTCACTCCGTTTTAATGGAGGTGGAAACGCGGGTCACACCATATTTCACGAGGGAAAAAAGTTTGTGACACACCAAGTTCCTTCTGGGGTGTTCTACGGCATCAGGTCTGTGATTGGTCCGGGTTGTGTGATCAACCCGGATAAACTCATGGAAGAGATAGCCTATCTGGAGGATGGCGGGGTTCAAGTTCGCAAGCATCTTAGGATTGCTGAGAACGCTCATGTGATCACACATGAACATCTTGCAAAAGACTCAAAGGACACTGTTGTTGGTACAACCAAGACAGGAAACGGTCCTTGCTATACTGACAAGTATGGAAGAACTGGTCTTCGTGCAGTTGACCATCCATTGCTGTCTGACATGACGGTTGACATGCATAGTGAGTTCTATTCCGAACCTGTCGGAGATCGTGTGATCCTTGCAGAAGGCGCTCAGGGGTTCTTTCTTGATATTGATTGGGGCAAGTACCCATTTGTCACATCAAGTCACTGTGGTATTGGCAGCGTTCTTCTGAATGGCTTCAATCACAAACAGATCCGAAAGGTTTATGGGGTTGCCAAGGCATATGAGACCTATGTGGGAGCCGACAAGTTTGAACCAGATGATCCTGTGTTTCAGAAGATTAGAGAACTTGGACAGGAGTATGGCGCCACCACAGGAAGGCCAAGACAGTGTAACTGGTTGAACTTAGATGAAATCGTTAAAGCAGCACAGATGAATGGTGTTGACGAAGTAGTTCTTAACAAAATGGACATTCTTGATGAACTCAAAACATGGAAGGTAAGAGAAGCGGACGGAAATGTGATTGAGTTTTCTACCAGCAATGAATTCCGTAAATTTGTTAGTGCTGAAATCAGACTAAATCATGCATACACATGCAAAGTAAGCTTTTCCAATAACCCACACAACCTTGATTGAAGAAAACAAACATGACAACAAATCCACAAGAACAAGAGATTGTGAAAATGCTTGGTTTCCTTGGAGCAAATTCACACAACATTCATGCGCTTAATAACGAAGGACCACCCGGCAAACAAGAAACACGTTTGTGGTGGTTCCAAAAGGATGGTTCACAAGGTTTTACAGCATACAACCAAAGTTACCACAACGGAGATTTTTGTAATTGCCTTGACACCCAAGAAAAACTGCCACTTCCTGTTTTGTTCCGCATGAGAGACTCTCTTTATGTTTTGTGTGAACAGAAGGCAGAGACAGAAGTCAAGAAAGAGTGGCTCAACAAAGCCAAGAAGAAGTACCTGAAGGAGCATCTTGGGCTATGACAACATCGTTTGTTGAAAAATGTGCTTCTTTTGAAAACCAAACTATAGCAATTCAATCATTTGATATTGCTGCAAGAGAACGCAAACTGCGTACAAAATGGACTTTAGATCCATCCACGCCCAAAAGTCCACCCTCCTGCGATTGGAAGACTTACCAAGTGTCTTCAGGAGGCACACTGATCATCACGAAAAAACCATATTTGTCCCCTATCCCGTACCATTATCGGTGGGAAGGAATTGAAAGAGAAATCTACACAATCGGCGGCTTCTATTCCGAGGAATCTGTGATGAAACACATAAAGGAATATTTCCACATGGTAGAAGGTGTTGAACTACATGAACGACAAGATAGTATTAAAACCGAAAACCATAATTCCTGAACCATGCAAGGTTTTACCTGAGTTGAAAGGTAAAGAAAGAAGTGGTTTATTGTACCAAGTGGTTATTACCACGAGAACCTTCTTTGCAAAAGCAAGACTTATAACAGATACAATTGAAGCAAATTTTATTGATGAGTTTCAAACAAATGACTATAAACACGTTGGATCGCCATTTTGGGATTATAAAACCACATGTGAATTTAAGCAAATGATGCCATGTTGGGTTGTGGAATACGAGGGTGTCTGTTATTTTGCTCTCAAATCACAATTTGAAGGATTGTTTCAATGATACTATTACAAACAGAAAGCGTTGAGTACGGCGGCGATCTTTACTCGGTTGCTATCATGCCAAACAATGAAGTGCACTATGCGGCCAAACAAATAATTGGCGAAATATGGTGCGAATGGCTTGATACCTTCACTCATGAAGATTTTGACAACATGTCAAAAATTGGAATGAATCGTGATTCCTTGGCTGTGTTTAGGGATTACATGACAGAATCGTATGTTGTAAAATACAATGACACCATTTACTATGCTCCAAAAAGACAGTTTAGAATTAAAGAGCAAAAGTTATCATGAACGAACAACAAGGGCCATTTGTGAAACCAACACGTCCCGCATTTCAACCTCACTGTTCTCTCTGCCACGACACCAAGATGCAAATGATCTGTCTTACAAACTACGACCATGAAACAAAAAAACTTGTCCCATACATCAGTGCCTCACCGTGTCCCATTTGCAAGTCTGATTCTGTGGAGAGCGGTGAAAGACGGAATTGAAGGCAGGTGGCAGAGCCCAGATCACAAGAAGAACATTCTTGAAGATCTGCGTGTCGCCTTAAACTTGACAGAAGAAGAGATAAAACCACCAATCGCCCCGTGCGCGCCTCTCACCACTTCGCCCCCAACACAAAAGAGTGAATATTGTATTGATTGCGGCAACACGAGACAGGTTTTACGTTACAACTCGTATTACACTCACTCAGGTGGTGGAGTTGTTATAACAACTGAAACGTGTCCTGCTTGCAATTAAAAAGGAAATCATGAGCGACAGAACAACTTCTGGAAAATATGATGTTTTGGTGGAAGGTGACACAAACACCAAAAAAATAATGATCAAATTCATTGACATTGGAAAGTTTGAAATTATAGATGAGTTTCAAACTTTCGTTCGTGAAGAAATACAGCAGTTGTGGCCCAAACCATCCAACATGTGCGAGTACCTTGACAAACGATTCAATAAATCAGAAGGGCACTTTGAGTGCGAATATCCAGCAATCTTCAAAAGCGCATTAGATAGAGTTTCAAACGAACTGTTTGGAGTAGATTACGAAGTTAAGAAAACACCAGAAGAATTAAGGGCGCAGGCCATTCGCGTACTGTTCTGGGTTGCGTTTTTGGCCAAACACTATGACATTACAGAAGAACCTGAAATTTATTCAAATATAACACCATGAACAATCAAAACAGCAATTGGGAAGAGCTTGGTCTGCTTGAAGGGATCTCTGATCCACAAAGGCTTCATTTTGTGAAGCAAACTCTGGATGGTGTAGAGAACCTCATCAAAGGAGACGACTACTCCGACTTGTTTAGAGACACAATTATGCCAATCACTCGGCGTTTGGCAGAAAGAGTAGATTGGTTGGATCTTGATTGGTTGGTCTGTGACTACAGTAAATGGCTTCTGAAACTGAAGATTCCTGAGAATACTTCTGTGTGTTTTGTGGAACCAGAATTGACAGTTGTTGTTGACTACATCAGGGATGTTTTGCCAAGATTGCCAAGACCAACCTACGGGGATTTGCATGGTCATCCCGGTTGTTATGGTTGTCAAATGTGTTGGATGAACGATGATTCAATAACGGACATGATGTATGATTCAAATTTCGGTCCCACAAAAGAAGAATTGGCTAGTTACGGAGAAGAGGAGATAGAATTTAATGGCTTGGGACAACCCTCCAAAATATGATCACAATTTGGCAAGGATTGCTCTTCTTGAATCAAGAAACAAACTGATTGATTCATTGAACAGAATTGATAAATGGCTTGGTTGTCGCGAACACAATTTTGTTCACACCACTACCACCGACATGGCTGGTGAACGCAACACAGATGTGACATGTTCAATCTGTGGATACCAGTGGTATTGAATGCACCATTCTATTTAACTCCATGCAATCAATCACAATCACCAACCTCTTGTTTGAAGAAGTTGTACAGGAAGCGGCGCCTAACCCAAACGAGGTAACACCCCAACAAGCTCAAGGCATAGAGCATGTCCTGCAAAGTTTAGGAATTGATCCTTCAGGTGTTGTTGGTAATTCAGAAGCCGACAACGTAGAAGAAGGTTTGGTGGGCGAAGTTTTGTTCACAGAAGAGGAGGAGCAACTTCCTCTTAATGTATCACAAGAAACAGAAGTAAAACCTCCAACCGCTCCCATCAAGCCAAAAACCAGAAAGTCTGTCAACATTCCACTCAAAATAGCTCCCGGCACCATTGAAGCTGCAAAACGATTTTTTGAACTTGGTCGTAAAGCAGGAGATTGGTATTACGATGCCCACAATACTTTGAAAGAAGCGTTTGGTGGAGACGAGCATGGAATGGTTTTGTTTTGTATGTTGCTTGCTGCCACATCTGTACAAAATGAAGTTTACACCAACTTCATTGAAGCTGTGACGATATACCAAGCAATCCAAAAGGATGCACAGTCACAACCACAAAAACTAAGAAAGTTTGCACAGGATGTTTCTGCTGGAAACATGACAATCAATGCCGCAAGCGCTTACTATAGTTCTTTGAACATATTCAAAGATGCAGGCGCCATCAAAGTAATGTCATTTGCTGGCAAGTTTGCAAACATTGCCAGAACGTTGAAATTGTGGCTTGACAAAGGAAAACTCACAAAAGATGTTGCTCGTACTGCTTTGATCAACTCTCTGGTTCCAAGAAAAATTGACAAGAAAACCCTTGCCTCTTTACCTCCAGAAGAGATGTTCAAACCCGGTAACCCTTTTATTGGGAAGATGAAAATTGCCAACTATGCCTTGACGCTTCTTGATCCTTCGTTTGCCTCCTCGGAAGAAAACCCCTTCAACGTTGTTGTTGACACTTGGATGTGGCGTGTGTTTTTCCCAGATTTTCTCCAACAGGGGATGGATCAAACACAGTCGGCAAAACTGCTTTCAAAGCTGTTTGCTTCCAAAAACCATTATGGAACTGTTGCCAACCTTGTAAGTCAACTTGCAGGAGAGGCAGGAGTCAGTCCTCACGTCATGCAAGCGGCAATATGGACGGGCATTAAAATGCAGTGGGAAGGTAAAGCTGCCGAAGGTGAAACCAACTATGTATCTTCAATCAACACTTTGATTAGTCGTTATGGAGCAGCAATTGATGGTTTGAAGGCAGAGTCAAACAAGTTGGCAGCAATTTTGAAGAGTCTCAGCACTCCTGTTGCCGCTCAAGCGGTGCAAGACAGAAGAAGAGACAATATTCTAACAGTGGTAAATCGCAACATTGCAAAGAGAGCAGCCGCTAAACTACCGAAGCCGGTTGAGGCTCCAAAGCAACAGAGTTTTGGTTTTTAAAAATGTATACTATTGATAATTTGCTCAAGAAAGTTGTGTTACAAGCCGTCGGTCAAGTTGGCGACCATACAGTTTGGATCGGTGGCCTAAAGCACAATTTTAATATTGAAGGTGTGGAGATCATTTTTGAAATTCTAAGTGATCATATGATGCTCGTTCATGCTTCTTGGTTGGGTGGCAGATACCCAATACCAAAGAGAGAAATTCTCTTCGCCGGTAAATCGGAAAATGATTTGATTGGTGATCTTGTGTTAGTGGTTAGAGAAGTCTATCAAAAAGGCAAAGAAGAGCTCACTGCTAAAAGTCCAAAAGGAAAATACAATTTTCCTTTGCAAAAAAATGATGACTATTCATTGCTTGGTGTTGCGAAAAATGCACCTTGGCAAGATATAAAAAGAGCTTATAAATCTAAACTCATTAAGTTGCACCCTGATCACAATCCAAACGATGACACCACCGAACAAATGAAAGCTGTAAATGTGGCGTATGACCGGCTTAAAAAGATATACGGAGAAGCATTCCTTAGAAAAATGATTGAAGAAGTTCTCACCGAGCAGGCATCAACTTTTTGTTTTTAACTTCATATCCATCAACACGCCCAATGTTCTTGTAGTCAAACCCATCTAAAATACAAACTTTCTGTGTTGGAAAATTGCCATGCACAGTAACATAACACACCTGACCAACAATCTCTGTAAACAAAGCAGGCCATGCAGCAGGAGGAAACATTTTTGTGTGTACGTTGTACGCCTGTAGTTCTCCTTTGTGTGTGAAAGGTTGCCCAGAGATCACATGGGTAAACCAATCATGAACCGCCCTGAATTTCCAGTTCTCGTCTGGGGAGAAGAAAGGATGATCTGAGTGGTCTTTCATGATCTTCAACACTTTTAAACGCTGCACAGAATCTCTCATCTCTTCTGCTGTTTTATAAGGATCTCCATCCACAAACTCAACCTTTGCCTTTGATTGAATCATGTTGAAATGCTTTAAAACCGTTTGTTTCATTGCTTCAAAAGCCGGATGAGCTCTTGGTTCGTTGTCTGGTGCTTTTTCGTAAGCATCTGCAACCATTTTTGTGTAAACATTCCAATCAACGAGTTCAAGTTTTTCCATGACCATTGCGTTTTCAACAGCTTCTTCTAAAAGTTTCTGAAATGATATTTTCATGAATGTAAATATGCTAAGATGCAAACATGACATTTTCATTGATATACGCAAGAGATATCCACGGCTGTATTGGTAGGTTAAATACAATTCCTTGGAGATCACCAACAGACATGGATCGGTTTAAACAACTGACCGTTGGTAAGATTTGTTTAATGGGCAGGAAGACCTTTGACAGTCTTCCAAAACCACTTTCCGACAGACACCACGTTGTTGTTACACAAACAGGCTGGACTAAACTTGAGAATACGGAAAACGTTTCTCAGTGCCTCTCGTTGTTGAGCGCCAGACAGAAATGCGAAGATTTAATCAACAACTATGGTTGGCCAGAAGAGGTGATGGTGATTGGTGGCGCCAGAATATATCAACAGATGTTGCCATTTTGTACCAGAGTGTACAGCACTACAATGGATCTTGAAGTAGAAAATGGAGACACGTTCTTTTCTTTCCAGCCAAAAGAAGAAGATGGCTGGAAACAAATTTACAATAAAACGTGTGACTCAGACACTTTGATCAAACACTGGTTTACTATACACCAGAGAAAACCATCACATGAAATCACTGTTTGATAAAACCTCATACACACAAGCTCTTCTAACTTTCACAGAAGCTCAAGCTGCCGAGCATGAAAACATGGCCAAAAGGGTTGGAGCCAACAACCTTCACGGGCTTTTAGAAAGATCAATGATACTCACAAAATTGATTGTTTCTGCTTTGGATCAAGGTGCTGAATTTATCATTATTTATCCTAAAGATGTTGAAGTGATGCACAACAAGGAAGCAAAAAGTCTTGCAATTGTTGGCCCTACAACAAAAATTGGATTTGTAACGAAAATGATCAAAGAGGCTGCAAACTATTTGGAAGACATCCGAGAGTGGAATAAATTTGGAAAACCAATAGACTCAATGCCCTGTTGATTCTTTAACAATATAATATGTTTGTTGTATGCTGCCCTTCATGGGAACAACCAGTACAAATTTTAGAGAAATAGCGGAAGCAACAGCAGTTTTGGTAGAGTCAAAGGATGCTGCTTATGGTAACTCTTTTGATGTTGCCGGAGAGTTTTTGAAAACCCTTTATCCACATGGAATAAAACCAGAGCAGTATGGTGACATGCTTGCGTTGGTTAGAATCTATGACAAAATGAAACGAATCGCCTCTGGTGATTCGTCCGAGAATTCTTGGGGAGACATCACTGGCTATGGTCTTCTTGGTCAAAGACGAGTTATCAGAGAACACAACGCGTACAAAGAGGCGATGAGAATCACTCAAGAAAAAATTGATAAACTAAAATTCAAAGAGGATGAATCTTCTAAAAAAGATCCTTTTGATATGGAAAATCTGAAAAACATTGGGGTAGAACGTTACGGGGCCGAAGAAGAATGACAACGCCCCTCGGTTCACCCCCAAAAGTATTCCATGAAAAAGTTCTTGGGATAAAAGGAAACCTGATTATCATTGGTCGCAATGTCGCTTACCACAACAGGTTTCGCAGAACAGAACTTCTGTTGAAAATAGACCCAAATTTCCCTGAACAAAACGCCGGTTTGGCAATGGAAGATCTTGTCAAAATTGTGCATCTGTTGCAGGAATATGAACAAGAACTCCTTAAACTAGGAATTGTCTGAACATGAACTACTACGAAAAACTTGGACTTGAAAAAACTGCAACCAAGGAAGAAATAAAAAAAGCATTTCGTAGGCTGGCACAACAGCACCATCCAGATAAAAATCCAAATAATTCTGAGGCAGAAGAAAAATTCAAGCAGATCAATGAAGCATATCAAGTTTTGATTGATGATGAAAAACGTCAGAGATACGACAGTGGTGTTGACATCAACATAAGAAAACCAAGATATTATAACATTGCCAAGGTCGTTCTAACGTCTCAAGAGGCAATTCTTGGTAAACCAAGTTGCAACATAGAAGTGCAAGATGTCTGCGAGTGTGTAGATTGTCAAGGCACAGGGATTGACAAGAATAAAGAGCAAATTACTTGCAACATGTGTAAAGGGTCAGGAAACGTGCAAACATCGTTTCAAAACCTAAGATTTGTTTGTCCCAATTGTCAAGGTTCAGGACAACTTGTTTCTGCTTGCCCGAAGTGCGCGGGAAGAGGGCAGACAAAACTTGCACCAAAAACGATCACTGTAGATATTCCTCCGGGGATTGCAGATCACCAAAGAAGTATGATTGTTGTGGACAACAAAGAATATGTGCTGTCATTTGTTGTCCAATTGCCAGAGGGGGCAGAATCAGACGAGGGAGGAAACGTTGTAAAACCAATGTACCTCACATATCCTGAACTGGTTTTGGGTGGAACAAAAGAAGAGATTTTGTTGGACGGGAAGAGTGTTAAAGTAAAACTCCGAGAAAACCTTCACCCAGAACAAATGATTCGTTTACAAAATCAAGGTTTACCAACACTAGAAGGCAACAGAGGAGATTTGATTTTTATCGTGAAACTACTGCTGCCAACAAACATATCCAAAAAACACAAACAAGCTCTTGAACAACTGAAAACCCTGTATCAAAAAGAAGGTATAAAATGAGAAAGATTTATAAGTTTAGTGATGAATCAATAGACAAAATTCGTTCCATCATCCAGCAAGGCATTTTGGATGCAGCAACCGGGAAAGAGCCAAAAACACTTGAAGAACTAAAGGTGCTTGGGTTTGAACCTAGCGAACAAGAGTTGGTTCCTGTGGAGGTTGTTGGATTGTTTGATGCTCCGATCAAAATGTCCGACAAAACTCTTATGCACTTGTCTCAGTTGTTATCGTTCTCAACTATGACAAGGACGAACTTTGTAGATCTTTGCAGACAGATCAGACTTGAAGAGATCTCAAACAAGTATCAAACGACGGAAGAATACCTGTCATATTTCCAAGACATGATTTCCAACAGGGTTGAGTTCGCAAAACTTGTTAAAGACACAATGCAAAAAGCAATAGCGAATGACAGCGAAAACACAACCCCACCAGAGGCAGCATGAACAAAAAAGAAGTTTTAGCATCATTTGGAATGCAGGACCCTTTTGATGGTTTTACGCCAGACCCAAATTCAAAACTGTGGGGTTGGAACGGGGACTCACCTTTGTTTGGCGCTTTGGTAGAAAAGCTACAACCAAAACAAGTAATTGAGGTTGGAAGTTGGATGGGCCAAAGCTCTTGCAACCTAGCATCCAGCGTCAAAAGGGTAGGCCTAACTGAATGTTCAGTTATCTGCATTGACACATGGTTGGGTTCCCTTGAGCATTGGGTAGACCCAGAACTAAGAGCTCACATGAAACTGAAGAATGGGTTCCCAACCTTCTACTACGACTTCTTGAGCAACGTAGCAAATCTAGGACTTCAAGATGTTGTTGTTCCAATGCCCATGCCATCTCTGACAGGTGCAGCACTGTTAAAGAAAAAGGGCATTAAAGCAGAGTTGATTTACATTGATGGGTCGCACGAGACACTTGACGTGTATAACGACCTTGAGGCGTACTGGCCTTTGTTGGCTCCCGGCGGCATTATTTTTGGGGATGATTGGGGTTGGGAGAGCGTATCAACAGCCGTTAAAGCATTTTCCGCTCAAATTGGTTCACCAGTGCTAATGGCAAGTCAAATAAACTGGTGTTTCCAAAAGCCTAGTTAAATTATTCTAAAATCTATCAATTCGTTGTCATTGGCATCTTCCACCAACAGATAATTCCCATTGACCAAAACTATCAATTCTTGTCTATTTTGACATGCGCCAACAATAATTCCTAAAAGTTCTTGTTTGACAGAAGGAATTACTGTTTCCCCTTTATATTTCAAATCCCAACCATCTGAGGTCGGAATAGTATGCAATCTGCCACAAGGTTTTAAACGAGTGTTGCAAATGCGCAACAAACGACCAAGATTGGCACTTTGTCGTTTAAGAAAACTGGAAAAGTTTTCTCCAGTTCTGTTCCAAGTGTTTTTGTATGTTTTTGGGTGGATACTCCACCCATCTAACACAGGACAGCCAAGAAGCGTCTCTCTCTCATCGGCGTCGGAATTTGTGACCGGCGTGAATTGCCGAAGCTCCAAGAGCAGTCTGAGCAACTTCTTGAATTTCTTCAGCGGCAGAGCACCAATCTGGAGGGAAAGGTCCTCTTCCGCCGTTTCTGGATGGGATAGAACGTTTGGTGGGAGGAGAGGTGAGGATTCGGAGGATTTCTTGGAGAGCTTCTGTGTGCGTCATGGGACGATCTTAACACGTCCCATGACCATTTTGAAGTTATTGTTACTTGCTAGAAGAGCCTCCACCTTTGAAAAGCAAACCACAGATCACCATGATTGCGAAGGCGGGCCAGAAGGTAAGGTGAATCTCTGGGTGGTGAATCGTGGGCATCACGTAGTTCACAAGCAGCATCAGAATCCACGCGAGGAACGCCGAGAAACCAAACCAGACCGCGATACCAAAAATGAAAACGAGAACGACTTGCATGACTTTTCTTTCTGTTGGGGTTGGGGAGAATTTGTATTTACTTAGAAAAGAAGGCTTCTTCGGAGCCAACGGGGCAATGAACGTTGTGGAGCGAAAAGGAGTGCTTTTGAAACTCAGATCTTGAACGGTGCTCTTGGTTGAGTTCTTGAAAAACATGACCAGATCCTATCTGATGCGTTGTTAATTTTGAAACAATTTACTTGAGCACTGCCGTGTAGTAGTCGTAACCCTCTTCGCCGGGGCCATTACGATCATCGTAGGTCCAGCCGGTGACCCAACCGAGAGCATCATAGGTTTTGCAGAAATGATTACGAAGTTGAGTGTTATTGTATTCCTCCAACGTTAGACTCACTTCAACCGGCGCTGTTTTTGATTTTTTGCGTGTCAAAACAATCTGGTTGTCTACTCTTTGTAAGAGTGCTTCAACAGCTTTTGGATCAGGAAAATCAATTCCCGGTTGCGGTTCATACAGTTGGTTTGCTTCGGTTTTTGAGATGGGCATACCTGTTTATGGCACGCCCATCTCAAATTTTGAAGCAATTAGTTAACGAGTTTTGTAGAAGTCTGCGGGTGTAGATTCGTCGGAGTGAATTTCTGTAACTTTGAATCCAACGTCTTTAAGCTCTTTGATCATGTTTGCGACATGTTCAGTTTTCACTCCCCAAAACTTACCTTTCACATCCCACTGACGTGATGAGCGCGGAAGTCCGCTAACAGCTTGATAAAAACGGTAGTTATATTTACCTGTTCGGATCATACTGTCTTCAGTCCTGTGAATGACCTCTGCTTCGTTCTCTGCGAGAAAGGTTGAATTTGTTGCAGAAACAACCTTGTTGGGAGTTGCGGCCACAACCCTTTTGCTCGCCCATTCTTTTGCCTCTGCAACGAGTTGATCCATGTCTTCGGCAAACATTGGCCAGAACTCTGTGACAATCTCTTGAAACCGTGAAGCAAGCGTTGCAGCAACACGAATGGTGTTGTCGCTGTTGTATTTCGCTGGAAAAGTGACTCCAAGATGTTGAATCTTCTTAAAAGCCATGTAACCGGCCTTTGTCTTGGAGCCAACAAGCGTCAGTTCACCTTTTGTTGAATCAAAAGCAACCTTGCTAGGTCCCGTAGAAGCTTCACCAGAAAGCACCGCGGCAAGAGATGGATAGCCAAGAGCGCGAACCATTTTGTAAAGGTTCGTTTTGGTTTCGTATCCAAGTCTGAAACTGCACAGATAGTCACACGTCTTCGCGTAACCATGAAGCGCGGTTCCGGCAATGTTCTGGTAGTTCTTTCCTTCGGAAATTGCTTTTGAAAGACTCGCTTGAGCAATCTCCACAAGTTCCTTCTTCATCTTGACGAACTCCCCACGAGGGTTTTTGAAATCGGGAGAAGAAATGTCAGGAATTGTGCTTTCTTCAATGAGTTCAAGATACAGGGTAATCTGACCAAAATTGGCAGGAATCTTTGTCGCGAAGAGTTTGGTGTCTTGAAGGGCACACACAGGACCAACGCCTCGTTCCACCGAAGGAGGGTCTTTCAGCGGAAGATTGCACCGCGAGCAGCGCCGGTACTCGTAGTTGCATGAGTTGTGGTGGTGACCGCGGACAAAACCGTATTCGTTGTCGTAGCTCATGAACCCACTCTATCAAACCAACCATCGTTTTTGAAATAATGGCAGATGTTCCAAAACTCGGCGTAAAATGATAAGATGAACCCTATGGAAAACCTAACATTTCTTGGCGGTGTTCGTACGATCCAACAAAAATTTGATAATTCATCCACCATCGCATCTGGGGTGTATGACACGGTAACAGAAACGCTGATTCTGACATTTAGAAACGGAACCGTTTACAGATATCCGGCAGTTCCACAAGAAGATGTGGAGCGGTTTTTCAACGCGGAAAGTGCTGGAAAGTTCTTTGCAACGTTTATCCGTCCCTATCATCAAGGAACAAGAGTGTAATGAGAAAATATGGGCCTTGGGACACTAGAGGTGCAACAGAAGACGAGTTTAAAAAAGAAACATTTCGTTTCTATACAGATGGCATATTAAACAAATGTGCGTATGGAGATGGTAATATTCTCAATCAAATTCTTTATGATTGGGATGTGTATTTCGGACCAACTGACCATGAATCACTTTACAAAGTGGTGTCTGAGCTTGTTGTGTCAAAGATTACCTCTCATAAAAACATAGAGTTGCATTTAATTCAAACCTCTCACAACCCTGTGCGAGCATATTCGGTAGATGGTGTTGAGGTATATTATTCCAATCCAGATGGCGCAATCAAATTTGAGCCAGAATATGTGGAAATTACAGGACAAGAATTGATTGATTGTTTGTCAAATCCAGAATAAGACTTAATGAAAAACTGGTGGCATAGTTACAAACATGCCATCAACAGTTTTATCTTTTCTTGAAATACTTGAACTCAAAGAATCTTTCAACCGTCAAAAAAACAACATTGATTCAAGAAAGGCTTTGTCAGAGGCTTCTTTAAACAGAATCATGCACCATGCTGGAAATGGTCCTTTTGGAATTGTAACAGCATGGCGCAAAGGTTTAACAACGCAACAAAACATCGCCAACATGAGTGAGTTGAAATCAATGTTGCGTTCATGGAATCTTGGTTTTATCCCAATGAAAGGCCATTGGAGAGAGTGCCAAGACCCAAACGTGTCCTACGAAAACTGTCCAGAAGACATGTTTGAAGACGTTGTTGAACCTTCTTTGTTTGTTCCGAACATGTCAAAAGATCAGGCGCAAACAGTGCGTGCCAAATACAATCAAGATGCGGTCATTTATTCAGGCCCAGAAACAGAGAACCAAGTGGTTCTTCTGTTTAAAGACGATCAGATGAACATAGGTTCTTTTAATCCTAACGCGATAGCTCAAGCATATAGCACAGTTAAAGGTCGCAACTTTACTTTTGAAGCTGTTGCAAATGGACAAACAGAAGTATGGACAGAATCACTGTTTAGAAGAACATAATAATTTCAAAATCGCATACGATACAAACATCCTCCATGAAGTTGGAAATTGAATCGGGTGATTTGTGCGTCTCAAGAACAGATGATTTTGTTCTTTATCGCAACGCCACAGGTGAAAAATATCTGAGTGTTGAAGACATGAGATGCTTGGTACTTTTTGCTTCGGAACATGAAGTAATCGTCCAAATAAAAGGGGAAATTTACAACAGTCCTTTTCCTCAGTTGTTTTGGTACTATTTCAAAAACTCGTTCGCCAGAAGAGTGGCAGGGCTTTGAAATAGGGCCAAAATCTGAAAGATTTGGAAATTTCTATTTTCCGCCGATCGCATCAAACAATTCCCCGCGTTTTCAACCAATGTCCTTGCCGTCCGGTGCAATTTTTTATTTTGACTACGTGTACAAACAAAATAAAAATGTTTCAAAACCAGCCTCACCTTGTGATATCAAGAGGCATGGCAAAAACGACAAAAAAAGTTCCTGTCAAAAAACATAAAAAGCGCCGCGTTGTTTCTAAGAAACCTGCTGCGCCAAAAACCAATATTACACAAACAACAACGGATACAACAGCCGTTGTCAAAAAGAAGCGTGGTCGCCCGCGTAAAAATCCGGTTCCCGAGGCACAAGCTGTCACGTCTCCTCAACAACAGGAGGAGCAACCGAAGAAGAAAGAAAAACCAAGTTTTCTAACAAAAACTGAAGAGGTTATTCTGGTTGGAAGACGTTGGAATCCCGGCGATTTGGTTCAAACGGCTCCTTTTTGTGTTGTTGGTGAATTTGGTCTTCACTATGGAAAAGTGGTGGATCATCCACCAACTTCCAACTTTGTTCGTGTGAGGTGGCATGATGGTTCAAGCCAGTGTCATCATACTTCTACTATTGTGCCCTCAGACGGAAGAGGACAAGAAGCTAAACCTACTACAAAAGAAGAGATTCTTGAAGAACTTCGTTTGATCGCAGAACTAGAAAAAGAAGGGATTTGACGTGTCAGATACAATTGTTTCAACATGGATTGTTAAACACGGTTGGCGTTGCTCAATTTGTTCCTGTGTGAACGAAGGAGAACAAGACAACTGTGTCAATTGCGGAAAACCAATTGATTCAGACGATCCAGAAATTCTCCCAGAAGACATGTCAGAGGCAAACAAAGTTACAGATCCAAAACTGCTTGAACGTTTCAAAGCTGGAGCTGACCTTGTTTGTGAATACTGTAACACACGCCAAGCACAGATGAGGCGTCACTGTGAGCGTTGTGGAGCAGACCTTGCGGAATCCAAACCCATTACTGTTTCTTGTCCCGTTACAGAACCAGTCCAAGTGTTGCCAAGTGTTAAAACGGAAACGCCAGAACAATCGCTCAATGTTGGACCAGCACGATTGCCACCTTATTCAGCCATCAGTAAACAAAGTTTTTGGGAACGATGGCGAGGCATGATTGCGTTTGTGACGGTGGTTGTTTTAATTGCTACTTTGTGTTGGTGGCTGTTGGCTACACACGCTCAAAGAATTGAGGTGCAATCTGTACGTTGGACTTATGATGTAACGCTCCTAGAAAGGCACCTTTACCGAGGTGTTGGGTGGCGCAACCATGACCAATGGCCAGAGTTTGCACAAGAAACGGTTTGTCAGAATCACCAAGTTTATGGACAAGTACAATGCAATCCATACAACTGTAATCCACATCCAGTTTCGTTTAACTGCCGACCTTTTCAGTGCAGACCGCACAACGTACAAGTGCCCAACGGTTCTCATTCAGAAGAGCGTACAAGAAATACGATATGCCAAAGGCCGGGATCTCCACGATGTTCTAGCAGAACCGTTTGCACGAGCAATCGCAACAGATCTTCAACATGCAATCGCATTGAAACTTGTGTGCCAACAACCTCGTCTTATTCTTGCCAAGAGAGTTACCGAGCAAGGGTGCAAGATTATCGTACAGAAATCCAATATGACACTTGTTACAACACTTGCTACACAACAGAATATGATACCTGCTACCACCAGTGTCCTGTGTTTGATGACAGGTGTGAATATCACTATCCAAAATGGGAACAGATTGGCATTCAACACTCAGAAGGAACAACCAACAACATTGTCAGGCCAAATTTGAATGCAATTGGTGGTCAAGCTTGTTTGAGGCACATTGAGAATGAAGTTGGTTTGTTTCTACGAAACAGAAACGGCGAATTTTCTCAGTGCACGCAAGATTCTGTTAATTTCTATGTGACATTTGGTGATTCTGGTCATCATCGCATTCAACCGACAACAGCGACCGAGTTTGCGAGATACCATGTTGGCAAACCTTGGATCGTAAACACAAACCACGCAGGATTGTTTGAACCAATAAGAGAGGCTCAGTGAAAAAAATGAAGTTTGCAAACAGATATATCCTTGACAGCGCCAGAACCAAACTGAAAGAAACCTCAGAAAACGAGAAGGTTTTGTTTGGTCTCATTGAAAGCTTGTTTAGCGAACTACAATCGGTTCGTGAAGAAATGTGTGAAATGAAAGAAAAAGTTCAAACACAAGGGAATCACTATGGACACCCTATCTGACAGAGAAATGATAGAGATGTTGTTGGAAGAAATCAAATACCTAAAGGCACAAGTTGAAAACCTTGAAAGGGACTTCCAAGAACACAAACACACCATAAACGCTCATGAAGAAGACTGGACAAGATGATTCCAATGTTAAATCAAGTTCTGGATGCTTGCCGTTCTATCCAGACGAATCTACGTGCACTTGGTCACCTCCCAGAGCAGGTAAAACTGCTGATTCGCAAAACAGAAGTGATAGAGACCAAGCTTGACAAACTGATTAAAGAATCTGCTGATTCTCGTAAACCGTCTCGCCAGAATATTTGAAAAAGCAAAAAACGGTACGGTAAACTATGCACCATGATGCGATACCGATCTGCCGAACAAATGTTGTGGGATTACCGACTCAAGAGACAAGAACTGTTTTCTCACCTTATTGATCTCTTGAAAAAATTCCCAGATAACACAGCGTTTATGATTGACAAAGATCCAATGTATTGTTGGATCAAATTGTCTGATAACCGTTTGAGTTACACAACGGTTTCTATGACAAGACTCCAAAAATGCACGTCTGTCAACGACGCCGCTGTCACGAATGCAATGTTGAAAATTCGCAGACTCAACAAAGCGATTTCAAAAACGCGTGAAATCATGTTGGAAAGAATTAGAAAACTGCTTTTTGAACAAAACAAAGGCAATCTTGATTGTTTGAAATGGACGCAACATAAACTGATTATCAACAATAGGTTTTGGCGTATAGAGTTTGATGGGTATCTTCAGCTAGAAGTTGTCCAAGAGCCAACACCAGACAACAATGAAAGAGTTACACGACTGGACGTATGAATATAACAGCACCAACACGTTTCGTAGGTTTGCATTCGCACACCACACATGGTTCCGTGTTTGACGCAATCGGTACTGCGGCAGACCATATCAACTTTGCCATGAGCAACGGCGCCGATGCCTTGGCGCTAACGGATCATGGCAACATGTGTGGCTATTCGCACCAAATGGCTCACCTTGCCAAACTGAAAAAGAAAGACATTCAGTTTAAAGGTCTGTTTGGTATGGAGGCGTATTACATTCCAAGTCTGAAAGATTGGGCTTTGCTTAAAGAACAAAGCAAAACTCCAGTCATTATAGCAGAGCCGGGAGACGAGTTGGCTTCTGCTAAACACGAACTTCAAGAGATGTCAGATACTAAATCTGATGAATCCGAAGAAGAAGATGGTGGCACCATCGTTGAGAATGAAGAAGAGAGCAAGAGCGGAGCAAAAGGGAAAAATCCTCTAAAGCAACGCAATCACCTTGTTTTGCTTGCCAAAAACTCAGAAGGTTTGCAAGCATTGTTCAATATTGCCTCCGATGCCGCGGCAGACGGATCGTACATGGGCTATCCTCGCGTAGACATGGACATTCTACGCAAACACGCAAAAGGCAACATCGTTGCCATGTCGGCTTGCATTTGCGCAGATGCTAAACTGTTGACAAATTATGGTGAAAAAACCATTAAAGAGGTGACGGAACTTGTGACTTCTGGCCATGAAATATTTGTTCTTGGCTGGGATGACAATACCAACAAACCAAAATTCGCCAAAGTAACTTGGGCGGCCAAAACAAGAACGAACACAAACACAGTGACAATCAAACTGAAAAATGGCAAAACAATACGTTGCACAGAAGACCACAAGTTTTTGACACAAAATGGTTGGAAAACGGTTGCACAACTCAAAACAGAAGGTGGAGCTATACTTAATTTAAAGTGAGTATAGCTGGATGAGCAAACAAGAACAGTTTTGGTTGGTTGTGAAAGAACATAACCTTGAAAATACAATTGTTGATTTAATTCAAAATCAATCTCACAGCATGAGCATGGTCATAGACATGTTAATGCAACAATACCCCCACATAATTCAACCTTTGTTGCCCCTTGGTGCAAGCACCAGATCAAGAATTTTGCGTTTAAAAAATCTTACCGTTTCATCTGACTACAATACCAAACCTCAAAATTGGAAATTGCAATATCGTTATTCTGAAAAACAGATAATGCAACAATGCAAACAGGGCGGCGTGCTGGCAAGTAAAATAAGAAAACAAAAAACGACGCCATATAACCCTCCACAATCTGTAGACCATTGGCTGCAATTGGGTTACTCGTTGGAATTGGCTGAAACTAAAGCCACCGAATTCAAAAGAAACAATAGTCCTCGTTGTTATGAGTTTTGGTTGAGAAGAGGATTGACCAAAGAGGAAGCTATTGATCGGATCAAAATACAATCAGTCAACGGAGCCTTGGCATGTTTGAAAAAAACACAACAACCTTCAACAGAGAAACAAGTGGCCAAGTTTTTGAGAGAACACAACATTGTGTTTACTACTCAACTGAGAGTGAACAATTTTGGTTTGCTTGATGGCAGGTCGGTATTTGTATATGATTTTTGTGTATCACAATGCAACCTGCTGCTGGAAATCAATGGAACTTACTGGCACGCCGACAAAACTGTTTTTGGCCCAGAAGATGAATTGAAATTTCCGGGCGGCAAAATCTTTAAAGCAAAAGAAATATGGCGTAGAGATGAAATGAAGAGGCAAGCTGCTGAAAACGCGGGTTACAGCACAGCGACAATTTGGGAACTAGAATTGAAAGATGAGAAATGGAAACAGAATTTGTTGAAATTGATTGCATCCAAAACAACGCAGAACATGAAGATGTCTATGATATTGAAGTAGAAAATATTCACAGTTTTTTTGCAAACGATTTTCTAGCACACAACTGCATCGCTGGTCTTCCTGCCAAGATCGTGTTTGATCACCAAACAACTCTTGATTGGAAACTGTGGGTTCCAAACAACGACAACTTTGAGCTCATCCAGACAGAACTTGCTCAAGCAATCAGTGGATTTCAAGAGGCACTTGGACCCGAAAACTATTACCTTGAGCTTCAATGGAACAAATTGTCAGCCCAACATCTTGTCAACATGCATCTGATTGAAGCCAGCAAACGTACAGGTGCGAAGCTAGTTGCCACAGCAGATGCCCACTATTCTGATCCCTCTCACTGGAGGGAGCGAGAAATTTACAAGGCAATTGGTTGGGGAATGAAAGGTGGCAAAGCAGAAGCCCTACCCGAATCTGTCGCAGAACTCAAATGCGAATTGTATCCCAAAAACGCCCAACAAATGTGGGATACTTATCTGGCAACAACAAAAGAGTATGGATTCTACGACCCCCAAGTCGTCAAAGAAGCCATTGAGCGAACACACGAGATTGCTCACCAGCAAATAGGAAAAGTAGAACCTGATCGTGCGGTGAAACTTCCAGCGCTCAACAAGCTTGTACCAGAAAATGATCTGATTAGGATTCGTAAAGTTCTTGGCGAAGAGGGCAAAGACACAGACGATGAATCTGTAGCTTTCAGAGAGCTTCGTGAACTGGCAGTTGCCGGTTTGAAGTGGAGAAAGAAAACCACAGACGAGTACATCTCAAGACTGAAAGTGGAGCTAGACACAATCCGCCACTTGAAACTGTCAAGGTACTTTTTAACCTACTACTGGATCATGAAGGTTGTCAGTGAAAAACAACTGATTGGCAATGCAAGAGGCAGTGCTGGTGGTTCTTTGCTTTCGTATGTCCTGAACATTACACAAATGGACCCAATTAAACACGGTCTGTTGTTTGAACGTTTTTTGTCAAAAAACAAGAAAGGTATGGCAGATATTGACAGTGACTTTGCAGACAGAGATGAAGCTGTTAAAATCATTGCCGATTTCTTTGGTGAGGAAAATGTTATTCCTGTAAGCAACTTTGCAAGTCTGCAACTTGCTTCGTTGTGTAAAGACCTTGCGAGAATTTTCAACGTTCCGTTTGAGTTGGTGAACAGTTACACCAACAAGATGCGCAACGAAGCAATGGCAGAGGCTAAAAAAACTCCGGGTTTTGATGCCCAAGTTTGGGAGTTTACCCTTGAAGTGGCCGAGAGAGATTCTCCATCCTTCCAAAAATTCATGGAAGAAATGGAAGCTTATCCCGGCTTCAAACAAGCTCTGCATGTTCTGTTCAAACAACAGCGCACAGTCAGCAAACATGCTGGCGGTGTCATCATCACCAACAACGCGAGAGTTGGTATGCCGTTGATCAAAGCCAAAGGTGGTCTACAGACACCTTGGCCAGAAGGTCTCGCCGCAAGACACCTTGAAGATTTTGGACTTTTGAAGTTTGATATCCTTGGCCTTGGGACTTTACGAATGTTTGAACAGGTGATACGCAAAATTCTAAAAAAGAATGGGATGCGCAACCCTCAGTTCAAAGATGTCAAAGCGTGGTTTGATAAAAACCTTCATCCAGATCACAACAATCTGGATGACCAAAAAGTGTACAACAACGTGTTTCATCAGGGAAAATACGCTGGAATTTTTCAGTTCGTTCAACCAAACACGCAAGCATTCATGGCTGAAATGAAGCCTGTGTGCGTGTCTGATATTGCCGTCGCAACTTCAATCTTCCGCCCCGGACCACTGAGCGCAGGCGTTGATAAGCTGTTTTTGAACAACAGGAAAAATCCTGAAAAGGTGACATACAAACATCCTTTGTTGAGAGAGGTGTTTGCGGACACTTGCGGCCTGTTGATCTTCCAAGAGCAGCTTCAGCAGGTATACAATAAACTTGCTGGTGTTCCCCTTGAGGATACGGACGCGGTTCGTAAAGCGTTTACCAAAAAAGATATCAGCAACAAACAAAAAGCTGCTGAAGATCGTCAAAACCTCAGAGAAGAGTTTGTGAAAAGGTGCAAATCTGTCAACAACATCTCAGAGGATATCAGCGGTGAGTTGTTTGACAACATGGAAAAACTTGTTGCATACAGTTTTAACAAATCACACGCTATGGCATATGCGATTACAACATACCAATGCGCATGGTTTTTGACGTATTATCCTGATGAATGGGTGACAACTTACATTGACTATTGCACCTCAAGCAAAGGGAAAGTAGCGGGAAAGGAAGATCCAAAGGTTATCGCCATTCAAGAGGCAAGAAGGCTTGGATACGATCTTGCCAAACCAGACATCAACTTGAGTGAATACGAGTTTGCCAATCACCCAGAAAACCCAAAGGATTTGATTCCTTCTGTTGCCTCGTTGAAATACGTTGGTAAAACAGCTTTGGCTGAGTTGAAGCAGTTTAGACCTTACACACGAGTGGAAGACCTGTTGGTTAATCCTGACGGTACTTGGCGACATTCAAAGTTCAACAAGAGATCTTTGGATACCATGCTGAAACTAGAAGCCCTTGACTCAATGAATCTTGTTGGCGAAGGAAAAGACTATTCCTCATACAAAGAACTGCATGAAGTGGTTGTGGTCAACTATGATCTTTTGAAAAGAGTGTCGGCACGCAAGAAGAACAACGATGTCTCTCAAGAAATTCTGAAGATTCGTGAAGAGGTAAGAGCGAAGCATCTTGAGGATTGGACTGCTGCTGAAAAAATCTCTTTCTCTTCCACGCTTGCAGGAACGGTTGACATCAACCTCATCATGCCGCCTTCTCTCAAGAAGCAACTAGCAGACATGAAAATTGCTTCAATTGACGATTGGACCGGCAAAGGTTCTTATTGGGCAATCATCTCTGAGGCCAAAACAGCCAAAACAAAAACCGGCAAACCATATTTGCGTATGAAATTGTTTGCCGAGAGCTCGGAAGAGCACATGTGTTTTGTTTGGAACTATAAAGGTTCTGCCGATGACCTGACGCCATACAGTGTTGTGGCAGGATTCTTTGACAAATCTGATTTTGGGATGAGCACGTTTGCTGGCAAGTTCTACAAGTTGAACGACGATAAATCTTAGTATTCCAACTGCTCTGAGTCGTATTTCAACACCAACAAAATTTCAGACAATTCGTTTGAGTCGTAACTCATCTCTTGAATGAGTCTTTCCACGACAACTTGTTCAAATCTCCAAACCGTCAATACCGCGCCTACGGCGTCAAGTTTTTTAACGGTCACACTTTTAGCACCACCAAATTGCCATTCTTTTGCTTGTTTTAAGGCAGAAGGCTCTATGGTGTCGTGCAGTTTTAACTTTAGTTGGTTTTTATCTTCATCTGTGTGGCTGCTGATAAAGATGTTTTTTACTAAAAATGAATCTATGCCCGGTATTTCAACAATGAAATGGTGTTTCCTTAAAGGAACAAAACGCACAGGCAACATTTGGTCAAGGGAAAGAACGTTATTGGGTTTCATGGTTTTACATATTGGACCATGAAATTATCAACTAGCGTCTTTGATTGCGTGTGAAGTATTTTGCTCCTTCAATCACGACATCTTCTTTGGTGAACCCAAGTTCTTTTTGCAACCGCTCACCATTCAAAATCAATTCAGATACATCCAGCGGAATCTTCAGTTTGTACTCGTGGTTAAGTTCATAGTGGAACTCACCGTACTTGTGAAAACGCTTTGAATCAAACGGAAGTTTCACAACGTCCGTTCTGTGTTTGTAATAGTAAAACCATACACGCATTGCAGAAGGGCTTGTTTGGGTTCTGTCGGAGGTAAGCCCGATTCCTTTTTTCGTACAATGACTCATGGCAAGATCGTAAATCAAAGGTCCAAAGCCATTGTGTGCGGCAGATGATGACACATACACAGTTTTTGAAGACCAATTTTGCGTACCAAGGTGCGCCAAAATATATGGCTTCTTGTTTAATCTTGTTTTGACGGGATCAACAAGATTAAACGATGTTCCCCACGCGGCTGTGAATTCAAACAAACACAAACCGTTTTTTGTTGCTTGCTCAAAAGATACACGCATGTGTCCGACTATAACATATAGGACGCCGACTATTTAAGATTCACAACACATGGATATCAACAACATACAAAAAATCGTACGTGAAACTGTAAATAAAACCGTACAGGAAACTGTACCAAAACAGTTTCAACAAAACCCAAAGACTGTTCAACAAAAAAGGTCATTAAACGAAGCATCCATCGTGATTCCGAAAACTTTTGTTTTGAAAACAGAACTTTTATCATCTGTTGTAAAGCAGGTTCATGTAAAAATCTACAAAGCAGCAGTGGATGCTTACAACTCCGTTTCATCAAAACTGGATTCTCTCAGTAGAGATGATGCAGGTAAAACTGGCGATTCACAATTTAGAAGACTGAAGATGGATGAGACCCTTAATCTCAATGCCATCAAGCTACACGAATTGTCATTCGCCAACATTTCTGATGTTCACTCAGAAATAAGAGTAGACAGTTTGCCTTATATGCGTTTTTCAAGAGATTGGGGAACGTTTGAAAACTGGCAATTTGATTTCAGAGCGTGTGGCCTTGCCTCCAACGAAGGTTGGGTTGTTTGCTGCTATGATCTTTACAAACAAAAATATGTAAACAGCATTGTTGAAGGCGATACGGTTGGAATTCCTTTTGGTTGTCTGCCTGTTTTGGTGTTGGACACGCATCACCATGCTTGGTTTCGTGATTATCCCGGCGAAAAAATAAACTATCTTAATGCAATGATGAAAGAGTTGAACTGGTCTGTAATAGAAGCGCGTATGTCGGTTGTAGAAAAAGGTTTCTTGCATACACTTTATGCCATCCAACCAACACAGACAGCGGACGCAGAAAAACTCATCCACATTGCTCCACAAAATCAACCTCCAATTAGCGGAGATCAAGTTTTGAAGAATGGTGTAACACTCACATGAGAAAACATATCACTAGATTTTTGTTTGAGGCTCCTCAACCAGATCCTCCCATTAAAACTGTTCAGCCGCCTCAACCAGACGCGACGACACAGCCACAAAACGTATCTCTTGACGCAAAGGTAGACAACTACCTTCTGCAATACGAAAGGGAAAGTGGGCCAAACGCACCTAAACCCATGCCAGAAAACAAAAAACTAAGCTTTAAAAACATGCTTTTTGAAGCAGATGATACGAATCCTCTTGGTGGGGACGATGAACCAGATCCTTTGGGCGGAGGAGATGACAGTGGTGGAGGAGATGATGATGACCCCTTGGGATTGGGAGGAGACGGACCAGAAGATGAAAACACAGATTCATCAGATGGAGACGGGAATGAAACTCCTCCACCTCCACCCGGACCTAAAATCAACATTCAAATAATGGCCAGCAGAGTGGCAAGACTTGTTGGTAACTACGAAACACTGCTGGACCCTAAAACAGTGATACTCAACAGAGTGTATGCTTATATGCAACAAAACTACGATGTAAACGTTGCCAATGAACTTGCCAACACTTTGGCTTTGACATATAAGATTAAACCAAGAATTTCCGCATCTCAGCAACAGTCCAACCAAGCTCCAGCTATGTCAGGAGCAGGTGTTGGAGATCTTTCTGCAAATCCTAGCAGCGGAGGAGCAGAAAGTAGCGTGTAGTGGAACCTAACCAATAGAGGAGAGAAAAAGATGAAAGAGGCTGTGGAAAGGATGGAAATTAAAGTCGGTCTTGAATCTGACAACTATTACAATTTTCGTGGTATGTTATTCCGCAGCGGGGTCTCGTTCACCGAGTTCTTCAACTATGTGGTAGGTTTGTCCATGAAAAATGATCCAAGAGTTCTGGCGCTTATTTCTGAGGCTTCCAAAGAAAAACCAACCATCCCCAAAACAAGGGGTCGCACAACCGCTGCGGAGATCTTCAATCTCTTAGAAAGAACTTCGCCGTTCAACAAGAAAGAAGGTATTTAACATGTTAAAACGTTTGAAATCAGCGTTAAAAGTGCTACTCCAAGGCGATCAACAGGTTGTTTTGTTCAATGATCCGAGCATCATAAACAAAATAACACAAACGGAACAACAGGTGTTCGCAGAGCAAACCAAACCTCTGCATGACATGATTTATCTTCTTGCGGGGAAAATATCGGAAATGTCAGAAAACTTGGTACAGTTGACGACTGCCATAGAAGTGCTGCAAAATGAAATGGACAACACTTCTCCTGCAAACACCACCAAAACAGTCAAACAGCAAAACCCAAAAATTGACATGTTGTTAAAAGTCGGAGAAGCTTGGGATAAAAGCAACAAGGTTAAAAAAGGGGTGCTACAATGATGTTGAAAATATCTTTATGGTTTAAATTGTATGGTGGTTATTTGTTGAGTTTTATTGTTTTGGTTTTGGGGGCGGTGTTTTTCATTTCAGATCATGAAAAGATATCTTCTTTGAAGAATCAGTTAAACGAGCAAAACAATGCCAACAAAGAACAGTTGAGAAAACTACAAGAAACACAGTTGCAAGAACGCGAAAGAAACGAAGCTATTTCAAGGGCATACAGGGATGCGGTTGCCAAGGTAGAGGCAACAAAAAATGAGCAAATTCAACGACTTGCGGTGACTCAACAAGAACAGTTAAAACAAATCACAGAGAACTACCACGACAATCCACAAGAAATGGCCAACAGGGTAAATGAACTTTTTGGGTTTCAGGTGTACACAAATGCCCAATAAAGTAATCACAACTGGCTTGCTTTTTTTGGCATTGAATGGAGGATGTGCCGCTGCGACGGCTGTTCCTTCTGTTCGTCCCACTGTTTCTGTTCCAGCTTACGATAGAACTGTGTACGAAACACCTCCAACACCCCCGCCAATTTCAAGATTAAATCTTAGAGGGCAAAATGGCGAAACGGTAGCCCCCTTGACAACTGGCCAACCTGCGCCTTATACTGGTGTCCTGTTTAACGGTTCAGCCGTGGCGGCGTTGGAGGTCCAATTTGCAGGTTTGCAACAACAGTGCGTCATTGAAAGGGTTGCAGATCACGGGCGTCTAGGCGCAATGGCAATTTCTGACATTGAAAGGATGCGTTCAGCGTACACCACTCTTGGACAACAGACCAACATTTTGTTGGATGGAAGAGATGCCGAAATAAACAGATTACAGCACGTTCCCAACTTCACTCCTTGGCTTTGGGCATTAGGAGGCGTAGCATTTGGTGTTGGAGCTTTCAGTACAATCTATCTTCTTGTTCGTTAAATCTTGTAGTTTGCAAGCTAGTTAACAGCATCATGGAAGTACCCTTTTTCAAAAATTCGGATGGTAAGAAAAGCGCCAGTTTTACAATGGTTGCAATCGCTTTTGCGGTGGTTACATTGTGGCTTCTCTTGTCCATAGCACAAAAACTTGGATCGGTTGAAATAAGACCTTTTGCAGCCTCGGACGCGATGGCATATCTGTCGCCAATTTTGTTGCTGTACTTCGGTCGTAGAAAGCAAGACCTTGAGTCGGCTACCGAAACTCCCGAGTCCCGAGTCTTGAATCTTTCAAAAAGTTAGTAGTGCTGCTATAATCACATTCAACCCGCAACAAGGTAAATAAAGAAATGACACGTCGTGTAACCATCAAAGAGTTTGCTCCCATCGTGCGAAACATCGTCACTGAGGAGATCGCCCGCGCTCGCACAATGATCAAGGAATCGGCAGATTTCTTTGGTCCGGTCCGGCTCAAAAACGGTCGCCTTGACATGATTCTTCCTCGTGATGGGGCTGTTCGTCTGCCGCCCGAACCCGGCAAGAAGACTGGCAAAATTGACCTTTCTGCCACAATGAAGAAAGGTTACGAGGACTTCGCCAACTGGATTATGACGCCCAAGCAAGTTGCTGGCAATCCTGCTGGCACACCTTCTGGATTCGGGCATCGCCTTCCAGAAGACGTGAAAGAACAAGCGAAGACCGACCCGATGGTTGTTCTTGATTATCTGAACAACAACCCGGATGCTCTCCCCGTGTCGCCAAAACAATTGCGTGACATGTGGAAGGCCATGCCTTCCATCAAGAAGGGTATCGGCAAACTGACGGCTGCTGATCTTGGAAACCTTGACGCGCACCTGAATCCAAACGGTTCTTCTGACGAAGATGAAACTCCTGATTTTGCAACCGCTGCGAAGATGTCCAAGGACATTCGTGCGGGCCATAAACTGCAAACTCAGAATCGCGATGGGAAGGAAGTTACTCGTGAGCTTCCCACCACATACAAAAAAGGAGAGGTTAGCCTTAACGACATTGGCCAAGAAATTGGTGGCGTGACACCAGCAATGGTGAACTATGTTCTCAAGGGAACGCAGGCGAAAATGGAGCCTTATCGTCAAACTCCAATTTCACCTGAGAAATGGGAAGACGCTCTGACGGACGCGGCTGACGCGTACGTGCAACTTCTCCAGATGACCAAGGGAAACCTTGATGCGTTTTACAAAACTCTTGTTTCGGCTGGAGTGATTGACGCTGACAGTCTTGGGGTGATCAGGCCATATGAGGAGCACGCGGTGAAGTACCTTGCAGACCTTGCTGTGAAAGGCAACGTTTCGCAAGCCGAGGAATTCCTCATCAATGACCTTGAGGATAGCACAGAGGAGTACAAGTACGACTACGCATCAGATATGGATAAAAATCCAGAAATGGTGCAAAACGACAGGGGACAAGCTGTGTCGCCTGATCAGAACAGGGTGAAGAGCTTTCAAAACCTCTTTAGCAAACTGTTTCACGGTACACGCGGTCGCGGTCGCGCTTCCGAGAAGCCTTTTGATCTTCTTTCCTACCATTCCTGAGCCGTGAAACCCCTCCAACGGTGGGCGCCTGTGAGCGCCCACCATCTACACAACTCCTATTCGTTTCCCAACAAATCTGCTAAAACAGAATTTGTACTGAAACTGTTGACACTCTCACATTCAACAGGTAGTAAAGTTATAAGCTCTTGTGAAAAACAAGATTTTGTTGAAGTGGATGTAATTGGAACGGCCAAAGAAGAATTGACCAATTTGTGCAAGCGTCTTGACAATGCATACCAAGATGTTGCCACAGATTAAAAATGAATCTTTCACCAAGATGTCCAATCAAGATGTCCAAGTGGACATAAACTCGTTAATTGGCGAAACAAAACATTTGGCCAAAATATCAACTGGCCACGTTTGTTTGACCGGCACCGTCACAGAATGTTCGTTTGATGAACATGGTCTTCTTTCTGTTTCACTTGAAGAAGTGGACACGAAAATGGCCATTCTACTTCTGTCAAAGAAAACAGAAAATAAAACAAATAAGTTTTCTTTGGAGATGGGCGGAATTAAATTCAACGATGATTTTGTGCTTGTTTATTCAAGTATAATTCCAAACAAAAACGACAAATCTACGTGCAGATTTGATTGGTTGTTGTCAACTACTTATGAAACAACAACATGCGAACCAAACAAAACATGATCCAGTACCTTTTCACTGAAGCCATATCAATTCTTAGAGAAGAAGGAGCCCCCGCCGCAGATCCTTTGGCAGCAACGCCCCCTGCGGACCCTTCTGCGCAACAGCAACAACAGCCTCCTGCCACGCCTCCTCCTGCACCTCCTGCCGGAGCAGGTAAACTAGATGATTTCATCAAAGCGTTAAACGATGCAAGAGCCCTTCCATCATTGAACGATGGAGCTACCTACCAAGCAGCTTCAGCATATTTTGCTTCTGTGACACCACAAGATCAAGATGCTGCGATTAAAGTTTTGCAAGGTTTGAACGCTGCTGCAAACGGCCAAGGCCAAGCACCTCAACAAACACCACAAACGCCTCCACCAGCGCAACAAGCTCAACAAGTGCCTCCACCTCCACCAGCGGCAAGCCCTGCTTCACCTAGCCCCGGAGCCAATGCGCCTCCCTTGGCCGCGGTCTGATTCTTTCAAAAATTGTTGAGAACATGGTATAGTAACCTCAACAACATGCGTGTTTCATACGTCACAGACATTCATCTCAACTTCATTTCTTCGGAAACTTTGAGAAAGTTTTGCTTTAAAATCAACCAAGCAAACACGGATGCCGTTATCATAACTGGTGATATCACCGAGGCTCCTTATCTTGAAGCCCACCTCAACAGGCTGCGCGAAGAGGTTAAGGTTCCTGTGTATTTCGTGCTCGGAAACCATGATTACTATCGTGGTTCTGTTAAAGAAGTCAGGGCTTTGATGTGTGAAAAATACGCAAACTACTGGCTTCCTTCTGCTGGAGTTGTGGATCTTTCTTGTCACACAGCGCTTGTTGGCCACGATGGTTGGTACGATGGAGGCTATGGAGATTGGTTTTGTTTTTCAACCGTGCAAATGACGGATTACGAACTTGTTGAAGAATTGCGAAATGCACGACAAGGAGGTCAAGATTGTTTGTATGGCAGAATTCGCGGACTTGCAAAAGAAGCTGCGGAACATGTCAAACTGTGGGCGACCAAAGCAGCAGAAACACACAAACACGTTATCATTGCAACCCATGTACCACCTTTTGTAGAAAATGCTGTGTATGATGACAAAGGGCCAAACTCAGGAAAGATCTCTGGTAAAAACTGGATACCGATCATGAGTTCTGAAATCATGGGCAATGCTCTGTTGGATCTTGCGGAAGATCTACCAGAAACACAGTTCACTGTGCTTTGTGGGCATTCACATGGCAACGCAGTGTTTCAAGCGGCACCAAACATGGTGTCAATCACAGGGTATTCCGATTATGGCAACCCACTTTCTAGCCATAAAATCATGGAGTTTCAATGATAAGCGCTCAAGAACTTTGCGACAAATACGAGATGAATCCTGTTTGCGGTTGTCATCCTCCCGATGGTTGGGTTGGAATGTTGGATGAGCTCTGTGCAAGCCTACAAAAATCCGGCATGGATCTGTCAAAAGTGTCTCAGATTAAGTCCAAGTTTGGAGGGCTCAGATTTTATGTTGATGCTCCACAAACCGAAGAGCAAAAAGCGCTCATTGAGCAAGCAGAAATTCTGTCTTTAAAACTGTGCACACAATGTGGAAAACTCGGCAAGTTGGTCACGGTCAAAACGGATCGTTGGACATCCCAAGATATTAGGTGTGAGGAATGTAAATGATAGAGCAAATTCAATATCAAGAATTGCGAGTTGGAGACGCTTTTGTCCGTGGCCACACAAGTGGCCACGGAATTGTGGTTTTTGTAGAATCAATCGTCCCTGATCCAGAAGACAAAGATAGACTCCTGATCGTTGGCATCATTTTTGGTAGCAAAGAAAAATGCCAAACAAGATACAAGAAAACTACAAAAATTGTAAGAGTTTCAAAAGCAACTCAGAGTGTGTTAGGATCTATTCAATCATATGAGCCGAACAACACTTGCAACGATTGAGCGTGTCCTTTCCGTTGAGCCGATTGAGGGCGCAGATTCCATTGAGAAGATCACAGTTCTCGGTTGGGAGCTTGTAGCCAAAAAAGGTGAATTCACACCCGGATCTCTGTGTGTGTATGCGCAAGTAGATTCCATCCTTCCTCCACGTCCTGAGTTTGCCTTCCTTGAAGCGGTCAAGTACCGAATCAAGACACGTCGTATGCGTGGGCAGATCTCTCAGGGTATTGCATTCCCACTGACAGTGCTCTTTCAGACGCCACAAGCAATTAGCAACAACATTGCTGATAAAATGGAAGTTTTGAAATCAGGTCGTCTTGTCATTAATGTTGAAGGTCAAGAGCCGATCACTGTTTCCCTTGAAGAAGGCACCGATGTAACGGAAATCCTTGGCATCGTCAAGTACGATCCACCGGAGGAAGACACGGGCCTTGAGGTTGGCGGCAAACCCGGCAAGTCTGCAACAAAAGGCAACTTTCCGTCGTTTATCTCCAAGACTGACGAGACACGCATTCAGGCTGTTCCGAGCGTTCTTCGCGACTCTGTTGGAGAGGTTCTGTTCGCTACAGAGAAGCTTGACGGGTCGTCTATGACGGTGTTTCTCATCCCAGACGAGAAACTCACCGACGGAACTTACAGGTTTGGTGTGTGCTCACGCAACCAAGAGAAGAAGGAGCTTGATACATGCCACTTCTGGGCTCTTGCTCGCAGGCTTGATCTTGAAAGCAAGATGAGACGACATGTGGAAGAAAACCCGGCTTTCTACCCTGCTGGCATTTGCCTTCAGGGAGAACTTGTTGGCCCCGGCGTCCAGAAAAATAAACTGAAGCTCAAAGAACATGATTTCTACTGCTTCAACGTGTACAATGTTGGTACAAGGGAGTTTCTGTCGTACAGCGATTTTGTTGGTGCTTGTGAAACAATGGGCGTGCAGACCGTTCCAGTGATCTACGACAATCTTCAGATTGACGAGAATACAACCGTTCACACTCTTGTGGATCTTGCAACTCGTAAATCTGTGGTTTGTCCTACAGCGGAAGCGGAGGGTCTTGTGTTCCGTACAAAGACCGAGAGCAAACACCGCAAACTTGGCAGGTTCTCATTTAAGGCTATAAACCCGCTTTTTTGCCTCAAGAACGATTGTTGACAAGACGCACGTTGCTCTTCTCAAACAATAGCTGATTTCTTTGTCACAGTAACCTTACTGTGACCGAATTCATCCTCTTCGTTTTTTGCATGGTATGCATAATTTTTGCGTTGGGCGATACTGTACTTCATGACAGCACACCCAATGACTGAATTTGTATATTTGTTTGCCATCTTGGTTGTTCACGTTGTTTTCTGGTTGGTTATAGCCAATAAAAACGTAAACGAACCTGATACCCTCTAAAACATGAAAACACTATACATGTGGAACGGAGTGGACAACATTCGCACTCCCGGCGATATTGGTTCAATTGTTATCATTGCGACTGACTGGCCCGAGGCTCTTGAGTTGCTTCGGGAAAACAACGTGCTTGAAACCTGTTCTGTGTACAAAGAGAAGCCACAGGGTTGTTGCCGTTGTGAACCTCACCCCAACATGATTTCCATTTACGTGTCATGACAGAAGTATATTTTTACGCTATTGCGGCAACAATAACAGCAACATGTTCTTGCGCACTGTTTATCGCAGTGGCATTGGATGTTGTTGATTGGTTAAGGTAAAAACATGGGTTACAACACAAGATACACTCTGACTCATAATGCATCTACAGCAGAAGAAATTTTGGCAATTCAAAATGTGCTGTTCCTTGCGAGTCAAATCAACAAAGAAATCAGTTATTGTTTGATTTTGGCGCCCAACAACACGGGAGCAACAACGTGCTATGTGCCTCGCGTTGAGGGCAAGTGGTACGAACACGAAGCAGATATGAAAGCACTTTCTGCCACGTTCCCCGATGTTCTTTTCTCGTTAGAAGCCGAAGGGGCCGAAAACGGAGACCTTTGGATCAAATATTTTAAAGAAGGCAAATGCCAAGTTTGCAAAGCAACTATAACATTTCCGTCCTATAACCCAGAGTTACTTACATGAACTACAAACACCAAGTAACTGCATGGGACACAACAGGGAAACCTCTTGTGCTTTGCAAAGAGTTTCCGAGTGCTGCTCCAATGTTTTCGTTTATCTTCAGTTTACCTTGGTATGTTCGTTACCACTACGAGGTGCTAGAGAAGCTTGAGAATTCTGAAGATTGGGTTGTGTTCTCTGCAAAAGCAGGTATCGGTGGACCAAAATAATGAAGCTTGTAGAACTCCTTGATCACTTGAAAAACAAGGGATTGATAACATTGCCAACAGACCCGTGGAGAGATTGCTACCTGTTTTATGATCATGGCTTTGTGTTCTCCGCTGGATTCCCCGGACATGGCTCCGTGACAATCAATACAGGTTTAACCATAAATGATCTTGAAAGAACAGATTGGATGAAAGTAGACGAAACATGGCCAGAGTAAAAAACACAAAAACGCTTGTTGTGATAGATCTTGAAGCAACTTGTTGGGAAAAAACAGATACAGATCACCCAGAATCAGAAATTATTGAAATTGGGGTGTGCCCACTCAACCTACAAACACTGGAAGTTGGACAAAAACACAGCATCATGGTCAAACCAGAACAAGGTAAGATCTCCAAGTTTTGTACAGATTTAACCACAATCACACAAGAAATGGTAGACACGCAAGGCATTCCACTAAAGGAAGCTTTGGCGAAACTTTATAGTCTCTATGATTTAAGAGAAATGGTGTGGGCATCTTGGGGAGATTATGATCGCAAGCAGTTTGAAAGAGATACCAAGGCAAAAGGTTTACCTTTCAACTACTTTTCTCACATGAATCTCAAAACTATTCTTACAGCAGAATACGGGTGGGACCGTCAGTATGGAATGGATGAGACGCTAAAGATGTTTCACCTTCAAATGGAAGGAACCCACCACAGAGGTTCAGATGATGCTTACAATATTGCCAGAATATATCGTGAGCATGTTGCCCGTTTGAGAAATCTCTTGAAGATGGTGCCGATCTTAACCCCAAATCCAATCCAATAATCAAGATTTCAAATCTGCTATGTTGTTAGCATGACCATGAAACAAGCAATGCCGGTGTTCAAAGAACTGGCAAACAACTTTGTAGCTTACCATTATCACACATTTGGTTCTTGGCCAGATCTAAACGACATAGCTCTGGAAGGTTTGATTTCCAAGGCTTTAAAAAGTCACAGGAAAGATGTAGAGTGGGTCCAAGGTGCTCACCTTCCGTATGACATCAAACTCACAGAATCAAATCTTCATATTCAAGTAAAAGGCACCTTGCTCCAAGGTAATCAAAAACATATTCACCTGTCTTCTTTTCGTCTTGGCACCCATGTAGATGACTTAAAAAAAGGCATACTACAGCAGGTGAATGCCAACGATTTGTGGTATGTTGTTGCTAGGAAAGTAACAGAGAATGCCATGACCGTGTGGTTTTTTGAATGTGACAAATCATCTTTCTTGTACGACGAAAATCTTTACAATTTCACAAAAACAAACAAGCGAAGCTCATACCAATACGAGTGTGAAAAAGATGGTATTTTTGCGTGGGTGAGACCTTCCACAAGTCATCAGCTATGGTATAGAACTGAATTTGACAACTTTAAAAACCAGCAAGGAGTGTCGCTTCTTGCTACGATGGAATTTAAAGTTGCCGATCTACCAAACACTTTGACATTAAAATGAAAGAGACCAATAGCTAATGATGATGAGTAACGCGTACGGCAACAGCACTTTCAAACACGATCTTGCCTTGGCGATTGTACCAGCAGTAATCTCTATTTTGCTACAAAATGCAATAGAGCACTGGCGTCACAGCCGACAAGAAGAAGAACGTGAACTTTCTCCAGAAGAGGAAGAGCGCCTTGAAGCGGAAGCCACAGAAGGTCTCAGAAAACTGATCCGTGAGGAAGTGTCTGTGGCGGTAGCTGAATCTTTCAAATCCTATACAAAACGCAGTAAAACAAAATCTGCTTCTACCAAACTGCGAAAGTAACAATCAATCATGCAAAACCCTTCATTGGTTACCGACAACATGTCGGTAATTGCGGATAGACTTGCGTCCGCCACCATACAAACACGTTCTGGAATTTTGGTCAGCCCACTAAAGTTCAAACGCGAATTTGTTCGCGTGTCTGACATTATTCATTCTTTGTGTAACAAAGTCCGATTCACTGGACATCCAAGAGAATTCTATTCAGTCGGTCAACATTCAACTCTTGTAAGTTTGGTTGCTGGCCAACTGGCTTTGGCAGAAGGAATGAGCGATGAGGAGGTGTTGCTTCATGAACGTTGGGGAGAAGTTCACGACGGTGACGAAGCATATCTTCCAGACATTCCGTCGCCTTTAAAAGTTCTTCCAGAATTTGCTTTCTTAAAAGAAGCAGGTCTTAGAATTCGTAACGATATCATGGATGTGCTCGGTCTTCCAAGAGAAGAGCCACCTCTGGTTAAAAAAGCAGATAGAATTTTGCTTGTCACAGAGAAAAGAGACCTCATGGTTGATTTGGGAATAGACACGTTTGGAACATATGGTGTCAGGCCAATGATTACCCACATCAATCCTCTTCCTCCAAGCAAAGCAAAGAAACAAATGATTGAAAGATACATTCAACTTTTTGGGAACATTCCATCATGAATATTGTAGAAAAATTTAGAGAAAATTTCACTTCAACAATTGAAGCTAAAATTAAAGAAGTTGCCACAGCTAAAAAACTTGAAAAAGAAGCTGCTGAACACGCACGACTTATGGACAAATATGGCGCTGCGATGCAAATGGTTTCTAGATTTGA